ATGGAAGCCCGCTACCGACTCAACGGACCAGCTCTCCGCCGCCTCCGTGTAGCCCACGGATACCCCAGCGCCGAAGCCCTCGCCCACGCCCTCCAGATCCCCAGGAGCCGCGTCTACCGACTCGAAAACGGACAAGTCCGAGTCACCACCACCGAGTACAACGACATCCTTCACCTTTTCGGCCTCGAAGATGGCGCCCTTAAGGCCACCGGCACCCCCTGCCCCCGCTGCGGTCACGTCGAAACGGCAAACCGAAACACCGCCCCGGAAGAGACCGACGAGGACGGCACCGGAACCGTAAAGGGCCTACCCCATGCCGCATAGCGACCCCGCACCCCCCGACGTGCGCCGCACCGAGCCCACCGGACCGGCCGTGATCGACACCGTCCAAGCCATCACCGGCGGGGAAGCCCCCTACTGCCGCCGGTGCGGGGAGTGGACAACGGTCCGCCCCACCGTGCTCGCCGGGCTCCTCAACCACATCCTCGACCACGAGTGCGACACCACCCCCACCACCGAGCCTCGGCACACCATCTCCGGCGCCCTCGCCTCCCCCTTCGCCTAGGAACCCACGTGTCCTCCAACACCACCACCTCCACCGGGGTTGGCTTCTCCGGCCTCCTCACCCTCCTCTTCACCGGCCTCAAACTCACCGGCCACATCACCTGGTCGTGGTGGTGGGTGCTCTCCCCCTTGTGGATCAGCGCCCTCCTCGCCCTGGTGTTCATCGTCGGCGCGCTCGCGGTCATCGCGGTCATCACCCGCGACTGACCTCACCTGAACCCACACCCCTGAAATGAGACACCCATGACCCTCCTCCCGGAACAGTCCGGCCCCTTCACCATCACCCCCGACACCGCCCGCATGTGGCTCGGCGACCGCAACAAGGGCAACAGGAACCTGTCCCTGACGGTCGCCCAGGAGTACGCCACCGCCATGAAGACGGGCCGCTGGCAGCTCACCCACCAGGGCATCGCGTTCGACACCGAGGGCCTGATCCTCGACGGACAGCACCGCCTTCTCGCTGTCACCCTCGCCGGTGTCCCCGTGGACATGCTCGTGTTCGTCGGTATGGACCGGTCCACCTTCACGGTTCTCGACGCGGGCCGCCGCCGCCAGGCCGGCCACCTCATCCAGACCACCCCCTACGGCATCCTCGCCGCCGCCACCTGCCGGTTCCTCGGCGTCGTGGACGGCACGTTCCAAGGGGCGAAGAACAGCTACGTGGCCGGGCAGGGCAGCAACGACATCCTCTTGGGGGTGTTCGCGAACTGGGAGACCGAGCTGGTCAAGTGGGCGAAGGACGTGAACGACTCCAGGAGGACGTCCCGGATCATCCCCGCCCCGCACCTGGCGGTTCTCGCGCAGGCGGAACGCACCCAGTACGCGGACCGCATCCCGTCGTGGTTGGAAGGCATCAAGAGCGGTGTTGGGTTCGACGCCACCGACCCGCGTCTACACCTGCGCAACCGGTTCATCGCCGGTAGCAAGGCGTTCCTGGGCACCAACGGCCGCGACCACGCGTACCGGCTGATCGTGAAGGCGTGGAACGCGCACGCCCAGGGCCAGCCGATGCGGGTGCTGCGGCGCCGGGAAGACGAGCAGATCCCGACCGTCGTTCAGTAACCCGGCTGGTGGCCCGGGTCCCGTCCCCGGGCCTTCCTTTCTCCTTTCGTCCCCCGCTCACGAAGGGCGCCCCGTTGTCCACTCCCGAGAACACCCGCCGGGTCGTGCACCTGGCCGACCTGTCCCGCGAACTCGACCAGGCCGTCATGGACCTCGGCCGCTACGAAGAGATGGCGGTGGAAGCCGAAGCGGACTACAAGCTCGCCCGCTCCCACGCCATGAAGGACGCTTCCGGCCCGATGGACCTCCGCAAAGCCGAAGCGGACATCCAGTGCGACGAGCTGTTCCGCACCTGTGGAAAGGCCGCAGCGCTGGTCACCATGCAGAGGGCGCACATCAAGGCCCTGCACACCCGCATCGACGTAGGCCGCACGCTTCAGGCGACCGCCCGCGCTGAGGTCAACCTTGCAGGGTTCGGCACGTGACCCCCCTCCAGCGGTTCGAGGCCGCGGACGCGCTGCTGGCCGTGTACGAGCTGACCGGCAACCCCCGCCTCCTGGCGGAAGCCGAGCACCACGTGGCCGTGGCCGAGACCCACCTGAAGACCTGCCCCAACGCCGCCTTGGAGGTGGCCCATGCCTGACCACGACGCCCTGGCGGACAAGCTCGCCACCCTCAACCCGGGCATGGCGACCACGTACCGGGCCACCTCGAACGACTGGAAGTCCCGGGCGTGGTCGGCCGTGGAGCAGTTGGCCCGCGAAGGCCGCCCGTTCCAGGCATACGACGTGGTCCAACGGTTCGGCATCGAGGAGCCCGACAACCCTGCCAAGCAGTGGGGTGCACTCCTGAACGCGATGCGCGCCGCGAAGGTCATCGTCCCCGCCGGGGGAGAGCCGTCCCGCCGCCCCGGCGCGAAGGGGTCGATGTGCCGGACGTGGATCGGCGCCACCCAGAACCCCACCCCTGCCAGTGAAAGGCCCGCAGCGTGAGCACCGTCCTGCTGTCCGGGGTGGTCGGGTCGACCGCCTACGGCCTGGCCCGGCCTGGGTCCGACGTGGACAGGTTGGGGGCGTTCGCTGCCCCCACCGCCGCGGTCCTCGGGTTGCACAAGCCGAAGGACTCGATCGTCTCCACCCGCCCTGACACGACCTTGCACGAAGCCGGGAAGCTGTGCGGCCTCCTGCTCGGCGGCAACCCGACCGTCACCGAACTCCTGTGGTTGCCCGAGGACCTGTACGAGACCGTCACCCCGCTGGGCCGGGAGCTGGTCGACATCCGAGCCGCGTTCCTGTGCGCCCGCCGTGTCCATGACTCTTACCTCGGGTTCGCCCGGGGCCAGCTTGCCAGGGTCAGCAAGGCCCTAGCGAACCCGCCGAAGGCCGGTAACCAGGCGGGCAGTGTGGCGAAGTCGGCCCGGCACATGGCCCGGCTTCTGCACCAGGGCCGGGAGTTGTACACCACCGGGGCTCTGACCGTCCGGTTGGACGCGGACACCGCTGCCGGGGTGTTCGAGTTCGGGCAGTCGGTGGCGGGCGGGGACCTGGGTCAGGCGGTGCGGTTGTTGGCCGACACCGAGCGGGCCATGTCCGGCCGGTCTGCGCTGCCGTCTACCGCGGACGAGGCGCGCGTGCAGGACTGGCTTCTGTCGGTGCGCGCTGCCCACTGGGATCGGGCGGGGGTGGCCGCATGAGCCGCCGTCTCGCTGCTGCCGCTGTGGTGGTGCTCGCTACGGTCGGGTGCGCCCCGGAGGCGGGGGAGGTCGTCGGCCGGGACTACGACGAGGCGTACACGTACATCACCGAGCAGTGCAGTTACACAACTCTGCCGAACGGGCAGTCGACCCGGTCGTGTGTGCCGGTCACCCGATACGCGGACGAGTCGTACCGTCTGCGTCTGGACGACGGGGAGGCCGCCGGTTGGAGGTCGGTTCCCGCAGGGGAGTACGACCGGTGCCATGTCGGTGACCACTACCCGGACTGTGCGCGGGACGGTGACTGATGAGTTGGGAGATCGTGCTCCCGGCCGGGTTGCCGATGATGAACGCCAACCACCGGCCACACCCGCTCCAGAAGGCCCGGGACACCGCGAAGGTGCGCACCGCCGCCCAGTACGCCGCTCTCTCCTCAGGGATGCCCCGCCTCGACCGGGCGTGGGTAATCGCGTACATCCACCCGAAGGCGAACTACGCGAAGTGGGACCCGGGCAACTTCTACCCCATGGTCAAGGCGGCCTTGGACGGGGTGGTGGACGCGGGCCTGCTCGTGGACGACTCGCACGAGTTCGTGTCCGGCCCGGACATGCGCCCGGCCCCGAAGGTCCCCAAGCTCGGCCAGTTGCGGTTGGTGTTCGCCGCCCCGTGGCGGTGCCGCTGTGGCCACGACGTGTTGGAGCACCTGGACGGCCCGTGCCACCGGCCGGCGTGCGGGTGCACCCAGTACCGGGAACCCGCTCCCACCCCGGGGGTTGGGGTGGCCGGGGTGGGAGGTGCGGGGTGAGCAGCGTCCACACCACCCGGTTCGGGGAGTGCGCTTGCTGTGGGGTGGTGGGCCCGCTTACCTCCCGGGGCCTGTCCCGTTCCTGCCACCGCCGGTACCAGCGGGTGGGGGAGCTGGGGGAGTGGCCGACCAGAGACGAGCTGATCGAGGAGGACATCCGCATGGTGGTCGCTACTGGGGTGTCGTACCAGGTGGTAGCGGCCCGGTGTGGTGTGGCGGAGCGGACGGTGTTGCGGGTGGTGTCCCGGTGGGGGGCGGCGGGTTGGGAGGCCGCGGCGTGAAGTCATCCCTTGGTGACACGTCGGCCGGGGCCTCCGCGCTTCAGGGGTGGGATGCCACCGGCCTTTGCGATCGCTCGGATTTTGACGGGGCTCACGTCAGCGAGTTCGGCCAGTTCTTCGCGGTCTCGCGCGGGGTCCTGTTTGAGGAGTTCCAGGACGAGGTTGTCGATGTCGGTGCGGGCTTGGGCGGCGCCTTCGTCGTGGTGTTGGCGTCGTTTCACGGCTTCGCGGAGGGCGTCCACGGTGTTGGTGTCCTTTCGCATGAGGGGAGTGTCCCACAGTCCTGATGGTAGCTTACGAAATCAAGTTTTGAAAGTGGATTGCGAAAGCTACTTTCGTAATCTAGTGTGGAGCCATCGGCAGGGCGCACCGCCCCGCCACCACCCGAAGGGACACCCCCATGACGCGCACCAACCCCCGCGACAACGACGACAACGAGCCCGTCAACTTCGAAGACGTCCAGATCGGCGACACCCTGACCTTCTGCAACCGCGACAACGGCTTCGGGGGCAGTGGTAACCGCATCAACCGCACCGGTGTCGTCACCGGCAAAACCGAAAAGACCGTCACCGTCAAGGTCACCGGCCATAACCCGCTCGCCGTGGGCGTGTTCACCCTCAACAGCCGGGGCCACGGCAAGGAGGTCACCTACGGCGCCACCGCCCGCCTGCGCGCCTCCACCTGGAACGACCGGCAGGTCCGCCGGGTCGAGGCCGAGCAGCCCGCCGACGAGCCGACCGCCGAGAGCTACGACGGCGAGTGGGGCGTCTTCAACGACGAGGGATGCACCTTCGTGGGCTCCCGCGCCGAGGCGGAGGCCCAGGCCGCCAAGGACCGCGCCGCAGATGACGGCCACTGGGCTGAGCTGATCAGCGTTCACCGGATCTGCCCCGACCACGAGGAGCAGCCCAAGGACGCGTGCGAGGAGTGCTTGACCTACGCCCAGGACGACGGAGCCGAGGAGGAGCCGGTGCACATGCGTGAGGGCAGCGGAACCCTGTGTGGCGAAACCGGCCCGGACACGGCAGGGACCGGTCACGTGAACTGCGAGGGGTGCCTGGACAAGCTCGCCGACGAGGCGGACCGTATCGCGCAGGGCATCACCCTGTGCCCGGTGTACGACGTGCCGGACAGCGAGTGCGGGTGCTCCCTCCACGAGGACGCCGAGGAGTCCCCGGCGGAGGGCCGCGTCATCGCCCACCAGGGCACCGGTCGCGGCGTCGCCCCCGAGCACTCCGACAACCCCGCCGCCCGCGCCGCCATCGCTGTCCTGGCCGCCGCCGGGCTTTCCCTCGCCGATCTGCCCGAGACCTACGACCCTGACACCAGCACCGCGAACGGGTTCATGGTCGAGCCGCGCGACGGTGCCGAGGGTCCTGCGGGGGAGATGGTCTACGTCTACTACCTGAACAACGGGCAGACCACCGACCCGTCTGGGGAGTTCCCCCGCGACGAGCTGCGCAACGCCCAGCGGGCACTTCGCGACGCCGGGTGGGGTGTGGAGCCGCGTATCTCCCGGTGCGTGCGGGCCTGCCAGGTTCACGAGGACCCGGCGCCGCAGCACGACCACAGCGTGGCGGAGGGAATCGTCCGCGCCGTTGAGCAGCGCAACGCCCCGGCGCCGCTGCCGAAGCGCACCCCTGGCGCCACCCGCATCCAAGACGCGGCCGACCGCCACCACGGAGTGGACCCCGACCGCGCCCGCAAGATCGCCGCCACGCTCGGCACCGCCGGATTCAACGCCCTCCAGTCCGCCGACGAGGACGGATACCTCACCGCCGGACACCCCGCGTCCCTGAAGGCGCTGGCCCGTGACGAACTGGTGGTGCAGGCCGAGCACCCGGCGGCCGGTGGTGGCCCACGCACGTACCGGATTACGGAACTGGGCCGTGTCGTGGCCCGCATGAAGTCCGCCGCGCTGGCCGACCCCACCCCGGAGCCGAAGAAGCCCCGGGCGCACCGCATCCCCGTCAAGCACGCGGACACCCCGACCGGCCGCACCTACACGGCCGCTTGCCGCGACTGCGACCACACCGTGGGCCCCTACGACATCCGCGCGATCGCGGAGGAGCGGGCCGCGTCGCACCGGTCCGCGACCGCACGCACGACCTGACCCCCGCACACGACGGTAGGGCCGGTCTCAGGCGTAGAGAGACCGGCCCCACCACCCCCAACCTACCGAACTGAGAGGCCCCACCGTGTTCCGCACCTACAACCGACGCCCCGAAACCGTCGAGGGCATCAGCATCACCAACGACAACCTCACCCAGGCCGCCCAGTTCCTCACCGAACTCGGCTACGACGCCGCCCTGACCGAACCAAACAGCTACTTCAAGAAGCGGCACATCGTGGCGACCCTGCCCCGGAAGGGCGGCGGCCATAACACCCTCTACCTGTACAGCGGCCGGGTCCTCCTCCAGGACAGCGACAACACGTTCACGATCGCGAGCCAGGACGAGCACGACCACGAATACGCCCTGGCTGACCCCACCCCTGGGGCGAACCCCGGGTTCGAGCACCTGCCCAAGGTCGCCGCCGCAGTCAAGATCCTCGCTGACGCCGGACACCAACCCGCACTCCTCGTGAGCCGGTACGGGGCGAACGACCCGGCGCACAGCGTGACCCGGGGCGGGTTCCTGGTGCTGAGCTTCGCGCGCAAGCTCCTGATCCGCGCGGAGCAGGTGGACGACCCGGCCGCCCTGGTGGACGCCTACACGGCGGCGCTGGAGGCCGAGGGGTACACGGTCAAGCTCATCGACCGGTACCGGGTGCCGTACCTCGCGGTCACACCTCCCGAGTAACCCCCGGGCCCCGGGGCGGAACCCACCCGCCCCGGGGCCACCCCACCACCCGCCCCAACTGCTGGGGTGCAACACCCCACCCCAGTTCACCGCGCACCCGCGCACCCGCAGAAAGAAGTACCCCCATGACCGACGCCCCGCTCGGAAAGAGCCGGAGCACCGAAACGAAGTACGCCCGTATCCCGCTGTGGCTCTTCGAGACTGGTGTGTCCCTCCAGGCCCTTGCCACCTACGCCTGGTTGCACGGCAAGTACGGGCACTTTGACCTGGTCATCCCCTCCTACAGGACACTCGCGAAGCAGCTCAAAGTCTCTCGCAGTTCGGTCATCGCCTACGTCAACGAGTTGCGCAATGTCGGCGCGATCGTCGCGATCGAGCGGTACAGCAACGGTGAGCGCACCACGAACGAGTACGTCATCGCGTTCAACGAGCCGTTCACGGTGGTCAGCATTCCGACCACCTCTGACCAGGGTGGACCTGACGAAGGTGGTCAGGATATTGATCAGGGGGGTCAGCCCGCTGACCCGGGTGGTCAGAATGCTGACCCGGGGTGGTCAGCCGGTTGTACTGCGGAAGAAGACGTAGTTGAAGAAGACGTAGTTAAGAAGACACCCAACAACCCGGCGTTGCCGGGTATGCCCCCCGACCCCGTCGAGCCTCCGAAGCCCGGCAGCGACGACGACCCCCAATGGGTGAAGTTCTGGGCCGCCTACCCCAACAAGGTCTCCAAGAAGCGAGCCCGCGCCTCGTTCGCCCAAGCGCTGAAGAAGGTCACCTTCGATGACCTCATGGTCGGCCTCCACCGATACCTCACCGAGGACTACCGCCCTCTAGGCGGCTACGTGAAAGATCCTGCGGCGTGGCTGAACGGCGAGTGCTGGGCGGATGAGCCCCAACCTCCTCGCGGCGCCCCAAAGGCCGCTGGCGGCCCCTCCGCGGCTGTCCCCACTCACGACGACTGGAACACCGGAAAGGCCCAGGTCCAACTCTGATGCACGACTACGAACACGACCGCCGCGCCAAGCTCGCGGACTGGGAGAACACCAAGGCTGCAAACCGGCTCGCCCTCTGGGAGAACACCAAACAGCCCAAGGCGTTCGCCAAACCCGGCACCCTGCACCCCGACATCGCCGCCTGGTGCGACCGCTTCGCCGCAGGAGAGACCGGCAACCTCATCATCGCCGGGGGCATCGGTGTCGGGAAGACCTGGAACCTGTGGGCCATCGGCCGGTACCTGATCACCCGCCACCACTGGTTCGGCCGCATGGAAGTCGCGACCGCCTACGACTTCCACGTAGCCACCGAGGGGTTTAAAGCAGACCGAGACCAGCTCAACGTGTGGTCGTCCGCTCACCTGCTCGGCCTGGACGACGTCGGCGCCCAGACCGTGAACGAGCGGACAAAGGAGCACTACGCCGGGGTCATCAACACCCTGTCCGAGGACGAGCGACCGATCATCGCCACCACCAACGAGGAGAAGTTGGCCCCGTTCGTCGGCGACCGTGCCGCGTCCCGGCTCCGTGAAAACGCCACCTTCGTCACCATCACCGGATACGACCGCAGGAAGGCCCGCCAGTGAACACCCCCACCGAGTTCCCGCACGACATCCCCTCGGAGAAGGTCGTGCTGGGCCTGTGCCTGATCTCTAAACGCGCCCTGGAGGACGTGGCTGCCCACGGCCTGCTCCCGGAGGACTTCTACCGACCTGCCCACCAGGCCATCTATGAGGCGGCCCGCCACCTGGTGGACATGGGCAAGCCGGTATCGGCGGAGTCGGTGAACGCCGAGCTGGCGCGCCGGGGCGAGTCGGTGGCGACCGGCGGCATCCTCACCCTGATCGAGTTGACAGAGAACACCCTGTCCCCGGCGACGGCCGTCTACTACGCCAACCTGGTCATCAACCAGGCCCGGCTACGGCGAGCCCTCCAAGGGGCCATCCGCGCCGCCCAGATCGCATCTGAGGGCCGCGGGGACGTCGATGAGCTGATCGGGATGATCGCCGCCGAGATGGAAGCGGCGACCGCCCCACGGGCCACCAACGACGACGAGTTCATGGCCCTCGGCGACATCATCCCCAACGTCGTGGACCTGCTGGAGAAACCCGACGAGGCCACCAACGCCGTCCCCCTGCCCTACGGAGACCTCGACGCCCTCACCGCAGGTCTCGAACCCGGGGAGGTCATGGTGGTGGCTGGCCGCCCCGGCACGGGTAAGACCACGTTCGCTCAGGACGCTGTCCGCCACGCCGCGATCCGCCACAACATCCCCTCCGTGTTCTTCAGCTTGGAGATGTCCAAGGAGGAGCTGACGCTGCGGGTCCTATGCGCCGAGTCGCGTGTGCCACTGCACACGATGAAGTCGCGCCTGCTGGACGAACCCGACTGGGAGCGCATCCGCGACGCCCGCAAACGCATCGCGGACGCCCCGCTGATGATCGACGCGAACCCGTACACCACCACCGCGCATATCCGCGCCCGCCTGCGTGGCATGGCCCGGCCCGCCCCCGGCAAGCCCGGCCCGGCCCGCCTCGTGGTCGTGGACTACCTCCAGCTGATGAAGCACCCCGGCCGGCCCGAAAACCGGCAGCAGGAAGTCTCCGACATCTCGCGCGAGCTGAAGCTGATCGCGAAGGAGTTCGGGGTGGGCATCATCCTCCTGGCTCAGCTCAACCGCGGCCCCGAGCAGCGGCAGGACAAACGGCCGATGGTGTCGGACCTGCGTGAGTCCGGCAGTGTGGAGCAGGACAGCGACATGGTCGTCCTGCTGTTCCGGGAGGACGTGTACGACAAGGAGTCGCCCCGGGCGGGGGAGCAGGACATCATCGTGGGCAAGCATCGGGGCGGCCCCACCGCTGAGGTGACCGTGGCGTTCCAGGGCCACTACTGCTGCGCTGTCGGGTTCGGTGACTGATGGCCGACCAGATCCCGCACGGCACCCCGTCCGGGTACTCGTACCACGGCTGCCGGTGCCGACCGTGCACAGACGCCCAGCTCAGGTACTGGAACCGGCGTGAGTACATGATCCTCACCGGGCGGTGGAATCCGCACATCGCCACCGAGAAGGTGCGCGCCCACATCCTCACCCTGCGCGCCAAGGGCATCCCTGACCGGCGCATCGCAGAACTCGCCGATGTCGGGGCCACGTCGATCTACTACATCCTGCACCGCAACGGCGAGAAGACGTCCCGCCGGGTGGGTGAGGCGATCCTGTCGGTCACCCACGACCCGGACCCGCCGCCGGAGAAGAAGGTTCCGGCGTGGGGCACCATCCGTCGCGCTCGGGCGCTCGCCGCGCTCGGGTGGTCCTCGGGTGAGATCGCTGAAGCCGCCGGGCTCACCCGGTCTGTGGTCCGCCACATCCTGCGTGGCCGCCCCCGGATGGTGCTGGCGGAAACGGCGACGGGCCTGGTCCGCGCGTACCGGAAGCTGGGCGGGGGCTTCGCCCCGGAGTCCCGAACCGCGAACCAGGTCCGAGATGAGGCGCGTGTGAAGGGGTGGCCGGCCCCGGCCGGGTGGGATGACCACTGGTTGGACCTGACCGAGGACGAGTTGGAGGCCGAGTTGGGGCGGGAGGTGGCGCGGATGGACATGGCGGAGCTGTCCCGGTGTTACAAGGCGTGGCGGGTGCGGGGGGAGTTGTCGCCGCTGGTGGTGGCCGCAGCGGCGGAGTACAACCGGCGTCGGGCGGATCAGGTACGGGCGCAGAGGGAGGCGGCGTGATGGCGCGGAGGGTGACAGGGCCGACGAAGGCCGTCCGGAACATGGTGTGGGAGCGGGACCGCGGGGCGTGCGCCTGGTGCGGCGGCCCGGTGGTGGAGGGGGACCACAGTCTCCAGCACCGGCGGGCGCGGGGGATGGGCGGCACCCGGAGGGCGGACGCGAACTCCCCGGCGAACCTGGTGTTGGTGCACGGGTCCGCGACGACGGGGTGTCATGGGCATATCGAAGCCCACCCGGGGGAGGCGGCTCGGCGGGGGTTTCGGCTCGGTCAGCTCGCGGACCCGGCGGACGTGCCGGTGTTGTACGCGGGGCGGGTGTGGGTCCGGTTGGATCATGCGGGGGGTTGGGTGGCTCAGAGTGGCGTACTGCCTGGGTAGACAGGGGGGTACGTGAGAATCTGGCTGTGGTTTTCTATGTCCCAGTGCTGTAAATTCGTGTAAATTTACACGAATTCTGATAGAGTGGGGGTACCCCAACGGGAAGGGGAAACCTTCCCGGGGGACAGGGGGTGACCTGCGCAAACGGCGAATCAGGCACCCACGAGATAGAGAGGTTCCCCCTGTGGCAGGCGAAACCCAGATCACCCTGGTCGGCAACCTGGTGGACGACCCGGAGCTTCGGTTCACCCCGGGCGGTCACGCCGTCGCGAACTTCCGTGTCGCGTCTACCCCCCGCACCTTCGACCGGGACAAGGGCGAGTACGTGGACGGCGAGTCCATGTTCCTCACCTGCACCGTCTGGCGGCAGTACGCGGAGAACGTGGCCGAGTCCCTTCAGCGCGGTATGCGCGTCGTCGTTCAGGGCCGCTTGAAGCAGCGGAACTACGAGAAGGACGGCCAGAAGCGGACCGTCTTCGAGATCGACGTGGACGAGGTCGGCCCGTCCCTGCGGTCCGCGACCGCGCAGGTGACGAAGAACCCGCGCGGCAACGGCAACGGGGGCGGCCAGCGCTCCCAGGGCGGCGGCTACGGCCAGCAGTCCGGCGGGTTCGGCGGTGGCCAGCAGCCCCCGACCCAGGACCCGTGGGCCGGTAACGGCGGCGGTCAGCCCAGCGGCGGTAGCTACTCGGACGAGCCCCCGTTCTAACGGCTTGGGGCGGGACCAATTGGCATAGCCCTCCCGCCCCGCCCGGGTGGGCGGTCACTCCCACACCGCCCACCCCCCGGCCGCCCCGGCCCCGCTCCCCGGGGCGGCCCCACCCCCACCCCTGCACCCTCCAGGAGAACCCCGTGAAGCACCCCAAGACCAAGGTCGTCGCCCGCCTCCGCCTCCTGGCCAAGCACGCCACCGAGCGCGCTGACCTGCGAGACAAGAAGCTCCACGAGGACCACTACGAAGCCCTGAACTGCCACCGTCAGGCCGCCCCGCAGGTGCGCGAACTCCTCACGGAGGCCGAGAACCTGTTGGCCGGGGAGCCCACCGCCGCCGACTTCGAGCAGGCCAAGGCCCTCATCCGCCGCGCCGAACGCGCGCTCAGCCTTCGCGAAATCCCGTCCCTCACTACCCACCGAGCCGACCGTGGCCGCGCCGAGGCGTTGGAGGCTGCCGCCTCTCTGCTGGAGGACTCCGAGGGCGACACCGTGACCACGTCCGAGCTGGAGCGGTTCGGCATCCTCTCCTACCTGCGGGTGTAACCCGTGGCCGCCCGCACCAGGCCGCGCCCCCGCGCCGCCCGTGTCCGCCGGTCCTCGTTCACGACCTGCCTCGCGTGCGGGCGCCCCGCCTACTCGTGCCGCCGCGACGCCCGCCGGGCCGCCCGGATTACCCACCCCGACACCCGGCCTCGCGCGTTCCGGTGCCGGGAGGTGGACGGCCAGGGGTGGCACCACGGCCCCCGCCCTACCCCGCTGAACCCCTGACAGGAGACCACCGCCATGCCCGTCCTGAACGTCACCCCCGAACTCGCCGCCCAGCTCACTGCCGCCGGGTGGACCCCGCCCCCGGACGTTACGGGGATGCTCGCCCAGGAACTCGACGGCAGGCTTCTCGGCCACGGGGAGGGCGACACCTCCCCCGTGTACGTGCTGATCGAGCAGCACGGGGCGATGGTCATCGGCGTGGAGAAGGGCGTCTACGACGAGTGTGCCGCCGCCGGGGATCTGGCCGAGCTGTTCGACGACCGACCGGCCGATGTCCTGTTCACCTCGTACACGGTCCTGACCGCTGAGCAGATCGCCGCCGCCCGCGCCGCGAAGGACGAGGACTGACCTGTGGACGCCATTGAGAACGCCGCCCCGTACCCCACCAGCCCCGAAGACGCCACCGCTGACCGGATCATCGCGAACCTGGCCGCGACCGCCCAGTTCCACCGGGCCCGCACCCTCGAACTCGAACGCCTCCACCTCACCGACGAGGCCGCGTACCACCAGAGCGCCGAGATCGTGGTGTGGACCACGACCGCCCTGCACTTCCTCTACGCCCTCCAGCGCGCCGACCCGGCCCGCGCCGACAAGGCCGCCCGCGAGGCGTTCGGAATGTGGAAGAACCGGGACCTTCTCGCGTCCCTGCCGGACAACATCCTGCGCCTGCGCGGGTTCGACGCCTACCAGCTGATTCAGGCCGGTATCGCGTCTGTCGATGAGTCCCTGTAACCCCCCGTTCCGCCTGCCGTGCCTGCCGGGAACCGACCCCGGGCACGGCAGGCCCCACCCCCCAGAAAGGGACACCCCTGTGAGCGACCTGTTCGACCTCCTCGCCAACGAGTTCCCTGCCCTCCGCCGCGAACGAGAGATCACCGCCGCTGTAGCGAAGGCCACGACCCCCGTCGAGGTTGCCCGTGCCACGGTCACCATCAACCCGGATGGCACCCGCACCGTGCACCCCAGTGCCGCGCTCACTGTGCCCGCGCTGTTGGACGAGATCGACCGGCTCACCGCCCAGCTGCCCGCCCGGGATGACAAGTTCGCCGTCTGGTTGAAAACCCAGCGGGACGAGCAGATCACTTGGCCCCAGTGGCGGGCTCTTGACGGGCTGCTCGACCTGTACCGGCTCCACGCCGACACCGGAACCCCGCTCGACCAGCACGCGTGCGAACCCCACTGCGCCGACTGCGCCAGCGGGAGCGGCCGTGAGTGACACCACCGGATGCGGCACCCCCGCCGGGGCCACTCGCCACCGCCGACACAAGACCCCCCTGTGCGACCCGTGCAAAATCGCGGAACGCGCCTACCGGGAGGGGTGGCGGCGCCGTAGCGGCATCAAACCCCGCCCGGTCAAGGCCGCACCCGGCCCCGCGTGCACCTGCGCCCCGTGCTGCTGCGACCACGGCGGCGACTACTGCCGACAGGCCGGATGCCCCGCGTGCTGCCCCGCTGGGAGTGAGAGCTGATGCCCGTGGACACCGCCGCTGAGGCCCGCATGGTGGTCGCCGGGCGGGTCGCGGACCCCACCACCCAGGAGGTCACCCCCGCAGAGCTGGAAGCCCTCCGCCCCCTCCTTGACGCCCTGGATCTGCTCCCCCGCCCCGAGACCCCGGACGAAGCCGAAGCCGAATCCGGGCCCGACACCACTAACCCGGTCAAGGAACCGATCGCCAACCCGGCCAAGGAACCGGCCGCCGTCCGGGACGAGTGCGGAACCCGCAACGGCTACCAGCAGCATGTCCAGCTCGGCGAAGAAGCGTGTGAGGACTGCAAGGCAGCCAACCGGATCTACGCCTACGCCTGGTACCAGCGCAACAGGGCCAACCGCCGGGAGTTGGCCCCGTGCGGGACCGAAGCCGCGTACCAGCGGCACCGGCGGCGACGCGAGGAATGCCGGGAGTGCAAGGACGCGAACGCCCGGGCGGGCAGGGAGAAGCGGGCACGGCAGAGTGCCCGCCGAGCGCGCGACCGCGCCACCGCATGAACCCAGACCGCCCCACCCGAACCCACCCGCCTTTTGGAGAGGAGGCCCCCGTGCGCTTCTACCTCGGAACCCACCAACCCGACTGGCTTCACCACCTCAACCACCGGTGGTTCGAAGCCGACCAGGTCCCCCTGTTCGTGTCCCACCGCCGCCTCGCCGACCGCCGCACCCTGTTCCCCGCGAACGTCCCGTGGGCCCTCGACAGCGGCGGGTTCACCGAGCTGTCCATGTACGGCCGGTGGGTAACCACCCCCACGGACTACGCCCACCACGTCCGCCGGTACATGGACGAGATCGGCCGACTGGAGTGGGCCGCCCCGCAGGACTGGATGTGCGAGCCGGTGATGCTCGCCAAGACCGGCCTCACGGTCGCCCACCACCAGGCGCGCACCCTCGACAACCTGTTGGAGCTGCGCCACCTCGCCCCCGACCTGCCGTGGGTGCCCGTCCTCCAGGGGTGGGAGCCGGACGACTACCGGCGCCACGCCGACGCCTACCAGTCCGCTGGTGTCGACCTCACCACGGAACCCGTCGTCGGGTTGGGGTCGGTGTGCCGCCGCCAGTCCACCACCGCCGTGCACAGCCTGGTCGCTGAGCTGGCCGCTGCTGGGCTCCGGTTGCACGGGTTCGGGTTCAAAACCCTTGGCCTCCGCAAGGTCGGGCATCTGCTCGCGTCCGCTGACAGCCTCGCTTGGTCGTTGAACGCCCGCCGTCGCCCCGCCATGGCCGAGTGCTTCGACGCTCACGAGCACTGCGGGAACTGCCCCCGGTTCGCCACCCGGTGGCGCCGCCAGCTTCTCGACTCCCTCACCCCGCCCCCGGCCCCCTCCGCTTACGCGGCCTGACCCGAACAGGACCCCCATGGACTCCCTCAGCCTCGCTGACCGCATGAAGACCTACGAGGCCGCCACCCGCCATATCCTCCCCGCCCAGACGTACACCGTCGTCCGCGTTGACGGGCGGGCGTTCCACACGTTCCTCCGCCACGCTGACCGGCCGTTCGACGACGCGGTCATGGCCGCCATGGACGCCACCGCCGTCGCCCTCTGCAAGGACATCAGCGGGGCCCGGTTCGCCTACACCCAGTCGGACGAGGTCAGCGTCATCATGACCGACTTCGGGAACGCTGGCACACAGCCGTGGTTCGGCGGGGTCGTCCAGAAGATCGCGTCGGTTGCCTCCTCGGTGGCCACCGTGGCGTTCAACGCCGAGTACGGGCACCACTACGACGACGCGACCGCCACGTTCGACGCGCGCGTGTTCACGCTCCCCACCGCGGCGGAGGTCGTGAACTACTTCGTGTGGCGGCAGCGCGACGCGGTCCGCAACGCCGTGTCCATGGCTGCCCAGGCCGAGTTCTCCCACCGGCAACTCCACGGGGTGAACACCGCCCAGGCCCGCGAACTCCTCCGATCGCGCGGCATCGACTTCGACGCCTACCCGGCCGGGGCCCGGTACGGCCGGTTGTGTGCTCGCGCCACCAGCGAACGCACCGTCACCTACACGGACAAGCGCGGGGTTGAGCACACCACCCGGGCCGTCCGCTCCCACTGGGAGACCATGCCCGCCCCGTCCTTCACCGCCGACCCGGGCGGGGATCTGGCCTCGTCCATCCCCGAGCCCGGCGACCACACCTCCTGATCGGAACCCCACGTTGGCCGCTTACACCCACCGCACCGTCCACACCATCACCGAGGAATGGGAGGTCCCTGCGGGCCCGTCCGGGGTCCCCATCGGCGAGTTCAGCCGCGCCCTCACCGCCGCGTCCCGCGTGTACCGGGACACCCACGGCCTAGACCACTACACGGCCTTGCCCGACGACGCCCTGTGGGTAGCCGGGCGGGAGGACGGGTCTGTGGTGATCAGTTTCCAGGCCCGCACCACGAACACCCTCGACTGAAGGAGGCCCCAATGCCCCACACCCACCCCGTTGACGCGTTCGGCCACCCCATCCACCCCGGCGACACCATCGTCACCACCGACAAGGGCGCCACCAACACCCCCGGCCTCGTACAGGGAAAGGTCACCCGGTTCACCCCTTCCGGTGACCTCGTGGAGTTCGAAGTCACCGAGTACGGGGCCGGTGTCTGCTCGACCTGGGGGAGCCCGGTTCGTAAGGCCCAGGTGCGCCGTGTCCAGGTGATCAAGGCAGCTGCGCAGGCCGCCGAGATCGAACGTGTCCTCGCGGAAGCGGAACAGGCTCTCGCCAGGGGCGTCTCGTGATCCGCCACACCCATGACCCGGACACCCGCCCCGGCGACGCCGTGGACCTGCACATCCGCGGGTCTGTCGACCAGGTCGACCACACCGGGCGGCTCCTGGTCCGCTACCCCACCCAGGGTGGTTCGCACGCGTGGGTGTGGGTGGACCCCGCCCACGCCGGGGTTGGCGTGTCCGTCAGTAAGGAGGGGCCCCGGTGAGCCGCCGCAACCATCACCCCGCCCCGAACGAGCGGTTCGCGTGGGCTGTCCTCGGCCTGGCCGACCCCGCGACCGCCGAACGGGTCGACGCCACCCGCGCCCGCGAGCACGCCCGCGCCCTGGCCGACCGGGGTTGGGGGACACGGAGCATCGCGAAACGGGCCGGGGTGGGGCGTCGGGCGGTGCAGTCCCTGCTGAACGGGCGCACCGCGAAGGAACCGCCATCACACCGGGTGCTGGAGACCACGGAAGCTCTCATTCTCGCGATCGACTTGGAGGAGGCGCCGCCGTGGCAGCAGAACACGTCGTGACCCTGCTCGTGCTCGTACTCCTGGCCGCGGCCGTCGTGCTGATGCTCCGCGATCGAGGATGACCGTGTGGCAGGCCGGCGGTCTACTCCTCCGGGGTTTTGCGGTTGGACTGGCCGAGCTTTCGGCCGCGGTTCTTCTTCCGCTGTTCCATCTCGGCGTCGGCCTTGGCGAGTATGGCGCGCTCCTCGGGGGTGCCGTGTTCGGCGAAGGCGTCGCGGATGAGCTGGTTGAGGTACGCAGATCGGGCGCCTTTGCCGTCTATGCCGGTGACGCGCTTGGCGATGGGGTCGAAGGCTTCCCAGACGTCGGCGTGTTCGCGGAACTGGCGGGGCTGGTTGGGGTTTTCGTCGGTGGCCATGGGGTCTCCCTGGGTTCGTTGTGTAGCTACACATCATGCCATGCCGGAAGTTGTGTAGCTACACTTCGTCTGATAAACTGTAGCTACAGAACATCGGGAGGGGAAGCCCGATGATCCCCACCAGGAAGGCCCACCATGACCGCCACCCTCGCCGCCCCCGCCACCACCCTCCTCGTCCCCTTCGTCCTGACCGACGACCTTCCCGCTGACCTGGACAGCGACGGCAACGTGGTTTGCCGCGACTGCGGCACCACCCTTCACACCACCCGCGCCCTGCTGGCCGTGTGGGTGGACGTGGACGCTGCCACCCACGACACCTACCGGGTGCTGGACACCCACCTGTGCGGGTGAACCCCGCCGGGCCGCTCCCGCCCCGCTCCGGGGGCGGCCCCCACTAGACCACCCACCCACCTATCCATCCCGCTCATGGAACGGAACACAGTGACCGAAACCCAAACCGCGCCGACCCCCGCGCCGAGCGCGAAGACGGCCCGCGACATTAGCGACGCTCTGCGCGAGCACTTCCCCGCTGAACTCGTCGGGAAGCTCCCCCGGATCACCTGTGGAGCTTGCTCTCAGAACAAAGGGCAGTGCGGTGATCACAGGAAGAAAAAGTGCGACGAGTGCGGCGTTTACACCACGCCCAAGCACATTCACATCGACTTCGTCGGGCACGCCGACGTCACCAACCGCCTTCTGGACATCGACCCCGAATGGAATTGGGAGCCGTTCGCCACGGACGAGAACGGAATGCCCATCCTCGAACACGACCGGGCCGGGAACCCGGTCGGCCTGTGGATCAAGCTCACGGTCGGCGATGTCACCCGCATCGGTTACGGGTCGTGCCCGTCCGACCAGTTCGAGGCTGTAAAAGTCCTCATTGGTGACGCACTGCGCAACGCCGCTATGCGGTTCGGTGTGGCCCTGAACCTGTGGGCCAAGGGGGAGCGGCAGGACCCCACCGCAGAGAACGCCATCGCATCCGGCGGTAAGGCTGCCCGCCGTTTGCGCAAGGGCGAAGAGCCCGAACGGGTCACGGACCGGGACTGGATGTTGGCCATGTTCCAGCAGATCCAGGACGCTCAGAACGACGCGATGCTCATGGTTCTCGAAGGCGAATGCAAGACCAAGTACGACTCCCACGCGCTCACGGTGCATGACGCGAAGAGCCTGCGCGCGGAGATCGACAAGCGCCGCCGGATGCTCGCGAAGGCCACCCAGGGTGAGGGGGTGGCTGCTGGTGCGGAGTAGTCCCGAGGAGATCCGCGCGGCCGTCCTGGCGTTGCTCAAAGGCGACGTGGAGGGCGAGTACGACAAGGCGCGCGCGGTCGTCGGGGCTGAGCTGATGGAGGGCGATCGTCACGGGATCGCCCTCCCGGGCCCGGACGGCGAACCGGTGAAGGTCGGCACCGTGCACCGGCCCGAGGACACCACGACGGTCCTGGTGGACGAGCGCAAGGCGTTGGCGTGGCTCCAGGAGCACATGCCGCACGAGGTGGCCCCAGCGCCCCGGCCGGGGGCGTTGGAGCGCCTGCAAAAGGAGATCGAGCGGTACGGCGGCGTGCTGGTCCGCGGGGAGATTGTGCCGGTGGATTGGGCGGAGGTGCAGGTTAAACCTGCGGCGGCGCGGGTGTATCGGCCGACGAAGGGTGCGCAGAGGGAGGCGGCGAAGGCGGCGGTGTTCACGGCGTTTGAGCGTGGGGACTTGTCGTTGTCGGCGTTGCTGGCTCCGCAGTTGGAGGCGGGGGAGTCTCCCCCCGAAGTCTGATGTTGTGTAGCTACAAAACATCTGATAAAGTGTAGCTACACAACGAGGAGCACTCTCGAAGTGCGGCGGGGGGCACGCGACCCAACCACGACTCGCTCCCCCCGCCACCACCCCCCCGGCCAGGAAGGCACCCCCATGACCACCAACGCCCAGAACACCCCCACGATCTACGACGTCAAGCCCGGCGACGTCGTCGCCATCATCGGCCACATGGGCGCCGAAACCGTCATCACCGCAACCAAGGCGTTCGAGCACGACAGCGCCATGCACCTCACCGACGAAACCGGGTGGAAGCACACCCTCTACGAGAACACCCGGTTCCGGTTCGTGCACCGCGCCCACCGCTAACACCACACCCGGGGCCCCGCCACCGGGGCCCCACCCCCTCACCCCCCGAACAGGAAAACCCGTGAAGCCGCTCCGCTACCTCGACCCCGACGCCAACAGCATCACCATCGCCCCCGACTACTTCACCCTCGACAACGCCCAAGGCGAAGAAGTCGGCGGAGTGCGCACCCCCCAGGGCGCTGACGCTGTCGCGGTTGCCCGCGCGGTCCTGGACGCGGCCGGACTCACCTACCACCTCACCATCAACCAGTAAGGGGACCCCGCTGTGAACCTCTCCGACGTCGCCCGAGGCGCCACCTACACCGACACCCGGGGCAACACCTGGCACGCCACCCTGACCGGTGACGGAAAACCGGCCCTGATCTCGGCGGGCAACCCGACCCTCCGCCGGTTCGAGGACGTGGAAGACGCGTGGGGCCCGCTGGTCCGGTCCTCGTTCACCGTCGCGGAGCTGACCGTGATCGCGGAGGCGTTGGCCACCCACCACGACGAGTGCGAACCGTTGGAAGGCGGCCCGGCCGCGACCCTGCGCCCCCGTGTGCGGTCGCTGCTGAAGCGGGCCAGCCCGGTCGAGCGGATGATCGCCAACACCCGCACCCCCTAACCCCTCGGGGCGGCCCCGCCGCCGGGCCGCCCCCGCACTCCCTGGAACGGAGCACACCACCATGACCCCCGAACAGCTCACCCGCCAGTACATCGCCGCCTGCCACAAGGCGTACCAGGCATACGACAACCGGCACGCCGAACTCCTCGCCGAGTGGGAAGCGAAGGGCTTCACGATCGTCTCCGGCGGCCAGACCGGAGCCGATTCGTGGGAGGTCACTGACTACCGCACCGGGAAGGTCATCGCCCGAGGCCAGAACGGATACGACGAGTACCTGGCCGTCTCCGGCCGGGACGGAGCCCGGTGGGTGCACTACGACCACGCCACCGAGCCCCTGGACGACCACCTCTCCCACCCGCCCCACCCCGAGGATCTGCCGGACTCGCTGTGCGAAGCGCTCGCCCTGTGGGTGGACAACAACCCCGAGGACGCCGCCGCGTTCTTGGAGTTCTGAGGCACCGCCGTGGGGACTCACCGCAAGCCTGAACTTCGGCTGGAAGCCGCGACCCTCCGCGCGACCGGCCGCCACCACACCGACCGGCCGTGCAGCCGCCGCCTCCTGGAGGACCTGCGCCGCACCCCGCCCCGCACCCTGTACACCCCCCGCCACGCACGACAGGAGACCACCACCGATGACCACCGCCGCTGAGAAGTGGGGCCCCGGCCCGTGGCAGGACGAACCCGACCGCGATCGGTGGACCGACGAGGACACCGGACTGTCCTGCCTGGCCATCCGCTTCCCCCGTACCGGCCACTGGAACGGATACGTCCAGGTCCCCGCAGGACACCCGTGGCACCGGGTCGACTTCTGGGACCTGCCCAAGGTGGACGTGCACTGGGGCGTCAACTACGCCGACTGGGGGATCGACAGCGTCAAGGACGCCCCGGACCTCAACCAGTCGTGGTGGGTCGGGTTCTCCTGCGACCACCTGGGTGACCTCACCCCCCAGGAGATCACCACCGACGAGTACGGGCTGCGTGAGGGCGTGTACCGGGACCTGCGGTTCGTGCGTGCCGAGATCACCCGCCTGGCCGAACAGATCAAGGAGAACCACCAGTGAGCAGCAACAACGACCCGATCAGCATTGAGGAGTTCCGGAACCGGCACGGCCTCCCGGCCACTACCGAGTTCGCTCTGTCCCACTCCGGCGGCCGGGGGTACACCGTGTGGGTTCCCAGGAGCACGGACATCCCGCGCGGCTGGTCGTCGGCCGGGAGCTACACCGATGGTTTCCAGAAGCTCCGCCCGCACGGCAACTACCGGGAGGGCAAGGCCGCGGGCAACGACCTGGTCCACGCCGACATCCCCCGCGCGGAGGAGATCCACGCGAACCTCGCGGACGACATGGAGATCGCGGACAAGCTGCTCGCCGCCGCCGAGCGGATGGGCGCGATCGTTGTGACCCGCCGGGATGGTTCCCAGGTCGTGTTCACCCCCGCGCCGACGTCCCCGGGGGTGCGGTTCCCGTGACGCTCTCCGAACTGGCCGCCGCGATCAACAAGGCCCTTGCGGCTCGCCCCGACATGGGTCGCATGGAAGTCGCTACCACCACCTACAGCCTGTTCGGCCCGCAGGAACCGACCCCGCTCGGAACCCTGGTCGGCATCCACATGGACGGCGACACCGCCGTCATCGTCCACCGGAGCACCCCGTGAACCACACCCCAAGCATCGGCCCCATGTTCGCTGGTGACACCGCCGACCACCAGCTCACCATCCTGTTGGACCAGGGACCCCACAAGCACCTGCGCGCCCACACCGTCGACACGGACACCGGCCGCCCCCTGCACCTGTACTCAATCGACCTGGTCCTGTGGCCCGGACACGCCGCCATCTCCGGGGACCTGGACGGGTTCACCTTCAAGGGCGCCCCGGACATGCTGCCCCTGCTCCGCACCGCCACCGCCGGGGACATCTCCTGGTCCTACCTCGCGGAGAAAGTCGACGCCGGACGAGACAACATCACCGGGTTCTCCGAGCACGCGTTCCACGAGCACATCCGCGAACACGTCGCCCACGACATCCGGGACCGGACCGCACCCCAGGGGATCGGCCGGGCCATCACCGCCCAGTTCCTCGACGGGTGGGCCGCGGACTCCTTCGACACCGAGGAGGCCGCCCGGTACGCGCTCCGCGATTTCGAGTACGAAGGTTACGAGTTCGTGGACACCGCAGAGTGGGATCTCACCAGCTACACGGCGGACTTCGAGCGGGCCGTCCTCGGTATCCAGCTCGTCATCCGCCTGTACGACCGGGAACTAGCAGCCCGCGCCACCACCCAGGCTGACCCCGCCCACTTGGGCGAGGAAGCCCACGACCGCCAGTGCCTGGTGGACGAGTACCGGGGCGGCTGGGTGATCAACCCCGCTACCACCGCGAGCATCCCCACCGGCCAGTGCCCCCTGTGCGGCACACCGACTGGGGGCCTCAGGGCGTGGGCGTCTCACATGGCCGGTCACCGGGGCGAGGCGCTGTCGTGGGTGGCCCGCTGGCAGGAAACCCACCCGCAGGCCGCTTGACCCTCCACGCACGAAGCGGGCCCGCCCGGGACGGAATCAGCGCCCCGGCCGGGCCCACCCAACTCACCACCTTACCGAGAGGCCACACCATGACCCCCCAACAGGCCGCCGTGCGCGCCGCCACCCCGCACACCGACGAGATCGGCGAGCGGTACCGCGCCCTGAACCAGGCCCTGTCCGCCGCCGAAGAGGCTGGTGAGAGTACCGCGCCCGCCGTCCGCGCTCTCATCGTCATCATCGCTTCCGCCGTTGGTGGACTCGGCACCCTGTTCTTCTACCTCCTGAAGGGACCTCTTATGGACTGGGAACGTCACATCGCCGCGTTCGGCTTGTTCATCCTCGCCCCCGCCGTCGTCGTGTTCCTGGTGGTGCTCGCCGCGAAGGGCCTCCTGTGACCCGCCGTCGCCCGGCCGCCGGCCAACTCACCATCGGCCACGCCGACCCGTCCTATGAGGAGGTGCGCCGGACCGTGCTCGCCCAGGTCCGCGAGGCGTGGGAGGAGCTGGAAGAAGCCCGCCGGTGGGCCAACTACAACCGCCGCGACTTCGGGGCGAAGGACCGGCTGGCCCGCGCCGAAGTCCGGTGGGCCATCGTCACCGACCAGGAACCCAACCCTGCCTACCTCGCCATGGGGTACCGGCACGGGTGGCTGACCGGCCTGGAACACCTCGCCCCACCCAACCCCGCCCGGACCGCCCCCGCACCCCTGAACCCGTCCATCGCCCGAGCCATGGCCTACCTCGAAGAAGCCGAAAGAGAGACCACACCATGAGCCCCAACCCCGGCCACCAAGCCGCCGCCGAAACCCGCACCACCAACCTCAACCTCTGAACCCGCCCAGTGGGGCACCCACAACCCGGGTGCCCCACCCAGACCCCTCACTGGCCCGGAGCCCCTGTGAACCTCGCTGGCCGTACCCGCGCTGACATCGACGCGCTCCTCACCGAACGAGACACCGACATCGCCACCCTCACCCAAGCCGCCGACATCGCCGACACCCGCCGCCTGTTCGACCTCGCCGACCACTGCCGAAAGTGGGCAGCGAACCCACCCAACCCCGCCGGGGGCACCCCGATCGGGTACCTCCTCGCCCTCACCTACGCGGACCTTCTCGTCCACGGCCACACCCCCCAGGAGCACACCCCATGACCCTGATGACCGGGTTCGACCTGGAAACCACCGGGAAGGACCCCGAAACCGCGCGCATCGTCGAGTACGGGTTCGCGCACGTCGGCGGCGGCCAACCTTCCGAGTTCGTGGAGGAACGTGTCAACCCGGGGGTTCCGATCCCAGCCGAGGCCGCCCAGGTCCACGGCATCACCGACGAGATGGTGGCCGCCGCCATGTCGGCCGAGGCCGCGGTGACCCGCATTGTGCGGACCATCGCTGGGGTGCTCGCTGAGGGCCGGTTGCTGGTCGGCCACAACATCGTGTACGACCTGACCGTGTTGGACCGGGAGTGCCGCCGCCACCTCGGGGAGGGGTTGGAGTCCCTGTTGGGGGTGCCGGTCCGCCCGGTGGTGGACACGTTGGTGTTGTCCAAGCACCTGGACCCGTACCGCAAGAGGGTGTCGGACAAGCAGGGTGCTCACCAGTTGCGTACCTGTGTGGAGAAGATGGTGACCCCCCGGTGGCCGTCTGTGGTGTGGGACGAGGGGGAGGCGCACGGGGCCCTGTACGACTGTCGCATGGCGTTGTATGTGGCCGCGGCCGTGTTGGCTCTCCCGAAGCTGTCCAACCTGGGCCTGGGGGAGTTGCACGATGCCCAGGTGGGGTGGAAGGCCGCTCAAGCCGCCGGGTTCCAGACCTACCTTCGCAACCCGGCGAAAGCGGGGGACAGCTACGACCCGGGCGCGGTAGTGGACGGCAGGTGGCCGGTTGTTCCGGCTGAGCCCCGGCAGGAGGCGTTGTTGGGGAGGGGGTGAGGGGGTGGTGGGGTGTGGGCGGTGTCCCGCACCCCATCACTGTAAATTCGTGTAAATTTACAAGAATTCTGGTAGGATGGGGGTACCCCCGGAAGGGGCGAAACCCCTGAATCCGAGGAGTCCCCGTGCCCCCTTTCCCTCGTGCTGTCTGTCCTGGTTGTGGCGAGGACATCGCGGTCAACCGGGGCGGGCGTCTCCGCGTTCACGGCCGTCTGCCCTACGACGGGTGCCCCGGGTCCAGCAGGTACGCCCGGCCTCTGCTGTTCCTGGACGTGGACGGGCCCTTGAACCCGCACTACATGGGCAAGAACAAGTCCCGCCGGTTGGGTTACCAGCGGGACTGGATCAACGGGTTCGACGTCCGTCTGAACCCCTCCCACGGCCCCGCCCTCCTCGGCCTCCCTGTGGATCTGGTGTGGGGCACCACGTGGGAGCACGACGCGAACAAGCTGATCGGCCCCGTCATCGGGCTGCCCGAACTGCCGGTGTGCGAGTGGTCGAAGACCGAACCGAAAGGCATCGACCGGCGGGTGTATTACAAAACCCCCGACCTGGTCGATTACGCCGAAGACCGGCACCGGCCGTGGATCTGGGTGGACGACGAGATCGGCGACGCCGACCGCGAATACGCCGCCGGGGCCGCGACCGTCCCCACCCTCCTCCACCGGGTGGACCCCCGCGAAGGGCTCACCACCGACGACTTCACCGCGATCACCGCGTGGGTCCACAACCTCAACAACCCCTGAAACGGAACCCCATGACACTCCTCGAAACCCTCAACCGCAGGCTGCTGAACAGCGCCACCCAGTACCCGAAGATGCCCACCTACCACAAGCTCGAACGCGGCCTGCTCACCGATGACCGCAACACCGTGTTCCCCGCCCACCAGCCCGTCATCATCACGGAGAAGGTCAACGGTGCGTCCGCCCGCGTGGTGGTGGACTCCTCCGGGGACCTGTTCATCGGCTCCCGCCATGAACTCCTGTACGCCCTCGGCGACCGCATCCCGAACCCGGCCGAGAACATCGTCCACACCCTCCGCGACATCGCCCGGGACCTGCCCCGCCCCGGCGACGGGCTGGCCGTGTACTTCCTGGAGGTGTACGGCAGCGGCATCGGGTCCGCGTGGAAGCAGTACACCGGCCGCAAGGGCGAGTACGGGGCCCGCCTGTTCGACGCCGCGATGATCCCCGCCGACGCCCTGGAGGGCACGGCCGAGCAAATCGCCGCATGGCGCGAGCAGGGCGGCCAGAAGTTCGCGACGGAGAAGGAACTGGCCGGAATCACCCTGGTGTCGGACATCCCCCTCACCCCGCGCATCGCGACGATCCCTGGGGCCGGAGTGCCCGCGACCATCGCGGAGATGCACCCGTACCTGTGCGTGGTCGCCGGGGAGACCCGGGTCGCCCTGGACGAGGACGGTTTCGGCAACGCGGAAGGGATCGTGCTCCGCACCCCGGACCGGTCCCACATCGTCAAGGTCCGGCACAAGGACTACGAGCACACCGCGAAGGCCCGCGCCCGCGCCCGTGCGAAGGCCGCCTGACCCCCACCCCCCGGGGCGGCCGTAGGGAAGACGGCCGCCCCCCGGACCAGAAGCGAGAACACCCCCTGTGATCACCATCAAGGACCTCTTCGCCGGTGGCGGCGGCACCACCACAGGCGCCCGCAAGGTGCCTGGCGTCAAGGTCAGCATGGCCGTCAACCACTGGCCGCTGGCCGTCGACACCCACAACCTGAACCACCCCGACACCGGCCACGACTGCGTCGACATCTCCCAAGTCGACCCCCGCCGGTACCCGACCACGGACATCCTGTGTGCGTCTCCGGAGTGCACGCAGCAGACCAGGGCGCAGGGCGTGGCCCGCACCGCCCGGCAGGCGTTCGACCTGTTCAGCACCGACGAGATGGACGCCGCTGAACGCTCCCGCGCCACCATGTGGGACGTACTGCGGTTCACGGAGGTGCACGCCTACCGGTACATCATCGTGGAGAACGTCATCGACGTCCGAGGCTGGGCGATGTGGCCCGCGTGGGCGCTGGGCCTGGGCTGTCTCGGCTACGAGTTCCGGTACATCAGCCTCAACAGCATGTTCGCTGGGGCTTTCGGCGCCCCGGCAGCCCAGTCCCGCAACCGGGGTTACGTCGTCGCGTGGAAGAAGGGCGAGCGCGCCCCGGATTTCAACGCGTGGCTGCGCCCCTACGCGGACTGCCCCGTTCACAAGCGTGTGCAGGCCATCCAGGCGTTCAAGAACGGTCGCGAGTACGGCGAGTACGGGCCCCAGTACATCTGGCGGTGCCCCCGCGTGGAGTGCCGTAACACCCAGGTCCACCCGAAGGTGCGCCCGGCCGCCGACATCATCGACTGGTCCATCCCCACCCCACGCATCGGCGACCGCACCACCCCGCTCGTGGAGAACACCATGCGCCGGGTCCGGGACGGGGTCGCCACCTACGGCCGCCCGGCCGAGGACGGCACCCACCTGCCGCCGTTCATGACCGAACTCCGGGGCGGCGGGTCCAAGCACCGGCCCATGGCGTCCCCGCTGTCCACCGTCACCGCTGGCGGCAACCACCACGCCATCACCGTCCCCGACATGATCTACCCGTACTACGGCAACTCGGCTCTCCAGCCCGCCGCCCGGCCGCTGCCCACGGTCACGACGGTGGACACCTGCGCGCTCCTGCAAGGCGGGGTCATCCGCGACATCAACGACCTGCGGTACCGGATGCTCAAACCGCACGAGTACGCCGCCGCCCAGGAGTTCCCGGCGGACTACCGGTGGCCGGTTACGTCGAGCAAGAAGCTCGTCCGGATGATCGGGAACGCGGTGTCCACGAACGCGGCCCGTGACCTGGTGGGCATGGTCGCCGCCCAGATGGACCCGAGCATCGTTCCGACGTGGGGGATGGGGTTGGCCGCATGAGCCGCCGTGTGATTGTGACCGGCGGCCGGGATTACACCGACCAGAACACCGTTGCCCGGACACTCCAGTCCCTCTACCTCGCGCCGCTCTCCCCGGGCAACCCGCCCACGCTCGTCCACGGAGGCGCGCCCGGGGCTGACCGCCTGGCCGCCAAGTACGCCCACGCCCACTACTGGCCAGTCCATGAATTCCCCGCGAACTGGCGGAGACACGGCCCCGCGGCCGGGCCGATCCGTAACCAGCAGATGGCGGATGCCGGGGCTGACCTGTGCATCGCGTTCCCCGGCGGCCGTGGCACCGCTGACATGGTGTCCCGGGCGAAGGCCGCAGGCATCCCCGTCCGCCTGGTGCCGTGATGGGTGACCCGCTGCCCGGGATGCCCACCCCAACCCCCCGCCCCCGGCCGTCGTTGGCCGACTACCCGGCCCGCATCCGCGTGTACGGCGGCCGGAACACCCATGCCGCCCGTACCGAACTCGCACGCCCTGGTTCAGCACGGGAGTGGACGCACCGGACCGCCTGTGACCGGGTATCCGACGCCGGGTCCGCCTCCCGCCTCCGAGACCACCTGCTTGACCCTGACACCCCTGTCACCTGCAAAGCGTGCACGAACGCCCTCACCCCCAAGGAGCCCACCCCGTGACGAAGCTCGTGTTCGTCGACACCGAGACGACCGGTCTGAACCCTCGCGTTCACCACCCGTGGGAGGTGGCCGTGATCGTGGAAACCCCCGGGGAGGAGCTGGTGGAGAAGCGGTGGTTCCTGCCCGTGGACCTCACCCACGCTGACCCGAAGGCGTTGGAGATCGGCGGGTTCTGGGACCGGTACCCGCAGGGCACCGGGATCGTCAAGGGGCGCCTGGGGGAGCCGCGTGTGGTCGCCTGCACGTTGGCCCGCATCCTCGCCGGGGCGGTCGTGGTCGGCTCCAACCCCGCCTTCGACCAGGCGATGCTGACCCCGCTGTTGGCCGCGCACGGGCAGGTGTGGGCCGCCCACTATCGGATGGTCGACGTGATCACCCTCGGGGCCGGGGCCATGTACGCCGACGACGCTTTCCCTGTGATCCCCGGTGACCCGCACGCTCTCCCGTTCTCCACGACCCGGATCAGTGAGGTGTTCGGGATCAATCCCGACGACTACGACCGGCACACCGCGTTGGGTGACTGCTACTGGTCAAAGGCACTGTTTGAAGCGATCACGAAGAGGGGCGCCGAGTGAAGGACGATGGGCGGTTCAGGGAAAGCTGGAAGACTTCGAACAATGGGTGCTGGGAATGGTGCGGAAGGCTGAGCGATAAAGGGTACGGGTGGTTCTGGGACTCGGCTAACAAGAAGCATGTAAAGGCACACCGGTGGAGCTATGAGTCATCCGTGGCCGCTATCCCCGAGGGTCTTGAAATCGACCACCTGTGCCGTAACCGTGCGTGTGTGAACCCTGGGCACCTCGAACCCGTGACCCACGCCGAAAACGTGCGCCGCGCCAAGTACCTGAAGACAGAATGCGTTGCTGGCCACCCTCTTCCTGTTGTGGAGTCGGGAAGCCGAGAGTGCCAGGAATGTGCTCGTGAGCGAAAGCGCGCGTACAAGGCCCGCCAAAAAGCGAAGCAGCCCCCCAAGGAGAAGAAGCTCCCTCCCCACGGGCGAGGCAGATATGCCCACCACGGTTGTCGGTGCGACATCTGTTGCGAGGCGGAGAAGTCCTACAAGCGAGCTTGGCGGGAAAAGCAAGCCGTCGCCATCACCCGAACGGAGACCACCGGTGCCTGAACTCGTCCTGATGTGGTCGGCCGCGGTCATCCTCGTCGCGGTCGCCGTCGCCGCCCTCGCTGGCGCCGCGTTCATGGTCGCCGCGACCGTCCACGGCTACCTGAACCGGTACCGGGTCCGCGGCCTCACCCGTGAGCAGATCGGGGAGTGCCGCAACCTCGCCGCCCAGTTCCGCAGGCAGAACGGCACCGCGAACGGGCCCGTGTCCCCGCCCGTGGACCCCGTCAACCAGCCCAAGCACCACACCGACGACGAGGTCTGACCGGTGGCTGATGCCCGCATGCCCGGCCGTGTGGCACCCGACTGGTGCCCCCAGTGCCGGGCCACCCCCGGCCCTGACTGCCCCACGGTGGGGCGCACCCCCCGGCAGGTCCGCCGGACCGAAGCCCGCCAGACCACCGCACTGATCCGTGAGGAGACCACCCCCGATGAGACCTGAGACCCGCGCCTACCTGAAGGCGAACAAACCCTCCGAGTTCTTCAGCGGCGACGTCCTCCGCGACTGCATCAAGGTCACCGCGTCGGTCAAGGGCGGGGTGCTCGTGGTCGTGGACGACTACCCGACCGGGGCCGCCCACCCCCTCACCCGCGCTGAGACGGTGCGGCTCCGCGACTGGCTGAACACCCACCTCGGCGACACCGCCCCCATGACGAAGGGTCACTCGAACGAACCGGTCAACCTCGCTCCCATCCGCGAGCGCCTTACCCTCGTCGCGCACTTCGGCACCGACTGGGAAACCGCCCCCGATGATGACACCCACGACTGGCACATCACCTACCCCAGCGAGCGTGAGGACGCCGGCCTTGTCGCGACCGTCCCCGACTACGGCGAGCACATCGCGGAGCTGATCGTGAACGCGCCTCGCGACCTGGCCGCACTGGTCGGTGAGGTGCAGCGGCTCAGGGCCGAACTCGCAGATAAGGAGATGACTCAGCCGCGCGCCCGGCCGGGCCGACCCGCCAAGAACTGACCACCCGGGCCCGCACCCGGGCCGCCGCGCTCGCTGCTGCTGGCCAACACCCCCTTTTCACCCTGGAGACCCCATGACCCCCACCCGTGTGACCCTCGCCCCCGTGGCGGTGACCGCCATCCAGTACGACGGCATCAACACCCCCTCCGTGGATCAGATCCGCGCCCTGGTCGAAGCATCCACCGACCGGCGACCCGCTTTCCTGCCCGACACCCACGTTGAGCAGGCCCGCGTCTACCTGGCGGAACAGCGGGCGTGGGTGGCCCTGTACGCGGGGCACTGGGTGGTCGAGCTGCCGTCCGGGGCGTTGGTGGTGCTGTCCTCGGAGGCGCTGGCCAGCATCCGCCCCGCCGCCACTTCCTACGACCAGTACGACCACATCCGTCCCGGCCGCCTGTTCGCCGACCTGGACCGCCGATCGTCCACGGTCCTCAAGGTGCAGGGGTACGTGGACCCGGCCACCGGCATGGTGCGGGTGTCGGACGTGCACGGGAAGCGGGAGCGGCCGATCAAGGCGTCGTCGCTGCGCCCGTCCGCGACCAAGCCGAACGGTGACCGGTACCGGTCCGGGTTCGCGCTGGTCGAGCGTCTTCCCGCCCGCGCCCGGCTCACCGGAAAGGACCAGACCTGATGGCGTTCAAGACCGTCACCTTCGCCGCGATCCTGTGCGACAACACCCGGTGCCCCAACCACGTCGAGGAGCTGATCACCGAGGACGAAACCCGGGACTGGCCCACCCGACTGGACCCGTCGTTCCACCGGTACCTCACCTCGGAAGGGTGGTTCATCTCCCGGGACCACACGGTGTGCCCCGACCACGCCCAGGAGGTGGAGGCCGCGGCGGTGGCGGAGATGCAGGCCCGGTTGGACCGGGAAGCGGTGGAAGCCACCCACGAGCCGCTGTTCGACTTGGAGGTTCACGTCTGATGGGGAAGATGACCGACGAACAGTGGGCTGCCCGGCAGGCCCAGGGGGAGGCTGAGCGGGACATCATCCGCCGTGCCGCCCGTCGTCTCCGCGAACTGGCGGCCGGGGCCCCCGAAGGCCCGTACACCCTCGACCCGCACACCCAGCCCGATGGTGGCCGGTGGCTGTTGGGACCGGACGGAGACCCCATCGCCACCGTGAACTGGTGGTCCGGCGGGGTGGTGGACGGCACCGGGAGCGCCGACCAGACCGGCCGCCACCTCGCGGTGTGGGGCCGGGAGGCCGCGACCGTAACCGCCGCCCTGCTGGAAGGGCTTGACGTGGGGATGGGCATGTGGGCGCCGTTCCACGACCATGAGCACGGTTACGCCCCGTGGGCCTCCGCTTTGGCTCTGTCCCGCCGCATCCTCAGCGAACCCCAGGAGACCCCCGGTGTCTGACCGTCTGTGCCCGACCCACCCTGACAGCTACCGGGTGGGTGGGATGTGCCCGCTGTGCCCGATCCCGTACACCCCCACCACTCTGGCCGCTGAGCCTGCCGTGTGCCGGTCGCCCCGGTGCCCCCGGCCGGGGGTCAACAGCGCCGGGTACTGCTGTGCCGGGTGTGCCCGCTCGGATCGGTTCGGCGGGAGCCGGTTGCACGGGGTCCGGTGCGAGGAGGCCAACCCCGGGGTGGAGGAGACCACCGGCCGGTCCCTCCGCGACCGTGCCGTGGCCGCCGCCCTCACCATCCCCATCCGCCTCGGACCCGCCACCATCCGCAACGCCCAGGCCGGGCACACCACCACCCGCCTGTCCGGTGGGGAAGCTGACGATGTTGTTGCCGCGGTGGCAGAGGTCTTCCTCCAAGCGGTCGCGGACGAGCCCGGCATCCCCGACTACGCCCACGAGGCTCTGGCGCGGGCGCTGCGAGGAGATGACGACTGATGGACCTGCGAGACCGGATCGCCGAGCAGGACCAGGAGATCAAAGCCCAGGCCGCCCGCATCCGCGCGTTGGAGGCTGAGCTGGCCATCGCCCAGGCCGCCGGGGCCGACCCCGACGACACCCTGTTGACCGGTATCGGTGGTGGCCCGGGGGAGACCACGGTCCATCTCCGCCCTCCGGAGAAGCTGATGCGCGCCATCATCGCGTCCCTGATCGCCAAGCTCGACAGCGCACCCAACTACGTGGAGATCGAAGCCGCCCACCCCGCCTATCCGGGCCGGTACACGGTGACGGTCCAACGCGCGGAAGGGAAGTCCCCCCACACTCTCCGCATGGAAGCCGAGGAACGGGCCCGTACTGCCCGGGAGGACGGCCGCCGGGAAGGCATGGCTGAACTCGTCGCGCACCTGGAGGACGTGGCCGCCGAAGCCCGCACCGGCCGGGACGCCGGATACCCCGAAGAAGCAGCGGGGATGGGCCCCACCCGGTGGTGTCTGGTCACGGACCGGTCCCACCAGCTCGCCCGCAGGTACGCGGACGGGAAGGGGGTCTCGGTGCCGGACGCGACCGCCCGCGCCCAAGAGGTGGAGGCGGAGCTACGCCGGGAGCAGGGCCGCCATGCCTCCGAAGTGCTCGGCCTGAAAGCTCAGATGGCCGGGCACCTGATCGCCGCCCGCGAAGAGCAGACCGAACTCCTGGCCGCCGCCCGCCGCCGGGAACTCGCCCTCGTGGACAGGTTGCGCCGCCGCGGCGAACACCTCCACACCCTGAAGGCCAACACCCGGGAAGCCGAGCCCGCACCGGCCGCCCCTGCCGCCACCGACGCGAAGGAAAGGACCATGCAGACCCCCGCCGACCCCGAGCTTTACATCGACACCATCGCCGACACCCTCAGGAAGGCAGGCGCCGCCATCGCTGACTGCTGGGCACAGAAGGACGCCGCTCTCAACGACGACGGCGACCTGATGTGGGAAGGGTTCATCGGTTTCAAGTTCGACGCTGACGACCCCGACGAACACCCGGACGAGGTGGGGTTCGCGTGGAATCAGCGTGACGGGTGGCAGCACCTGACCGGGCCGCGCACGGACTTCGGCCCGTTCAACAACATCCGCGACATGGGCTTGGCCGTGGACGCCCCCGTGAATGAGGTGGTGTCCGCCATCCTCACCGCGCTCGGTGTGGACGACCCGGCCGGAACCGTACCCCTCCTCCTCTGACGCCTTCGCCTGGGGTGCTTGGTTGGCGCCCCGGGCTCACCACAATCACAAGTAAGTGATAGGACCATGCGGCCAAGGAACCGTCGCGAGCGGGTTGCGGCGTTCCCGCACCCACCGGCCCTGGGTGCGTACCAGCCTGTACCGCCACCACCCTTCGCCTTCTCGTCGCCTTGGACGCAAGCTCCGCCAGTACCAACGCCAGTGCTGGTGCTCCCGGTACCTGCGCAAGCTGATCCGCTCACCGTGTTCACGTAGAGGTCGCAGCGTTGTCCACACCACTTCCAGGTACGGTTCCTCCTTTTGTTCCTCCAACGACGGCACCTGGCAGTTGATCTCCAACGGATCGCCCCCTGGCATCATCATCGACTGGGTGACGCTTCGGATTCCTTCCGGTGCTTCTACGTGGTACACCCCGACCGGGCGTAGCCGAACATCACGAGCCGGGATGTCTCCTTCGCAGAACACCTTGATCGTCATGCCGTAGGGGTCTTTCTCGTGGTCTACCTTCTGGGCTCTTCCACCCTTGGGTGGCGTGCTCCACCGGTCCCGGCTGATGCTGAACCGCCAGGTGTGCCCTGGTCGGTCTAACCACTCCCACCGGGCGACGGTGACGGCTGCGACTGCCGCGATGGCGGAGAAGACCAGCGCGCTGATGTTGACGGTGTCCATGCCCACGAACGTAGTGGCGGGGGTGGACATTCGGGCGGGATCGGGCATCTGGTTGCGCCTGGGGCGGGCACGCTAACCGGGAAACATGGTGTGACCTGCGAAAAGGGTCAACCTGTCCAGGTCGGGTGGAACAATCGAACGCATGAGCGAAACACCCCCTGGGAACAGCCGGATCACACCCGGCCCACCCCCCACACGGGTACCCCACCGGTCGGGTTCTGTGGACCGTGCTGCCCGTGTTCACCGCGTCCGCGATCATGCACCCCAACCGGGGGTGTGACCATGGCCCCCACCACGGACCGGCGAGACCTCATCGCCACCAACATCACCACGTTCGGGATCGGCCTCACCATCGCGGCGATCTTCATGCAGGCGTGGCCTTCGTTCCTGCTGGCCCTCTTCTTCTTCGCCGTGGCGACCGTCGTGCACTGGCGAGGCCGCTGATGGGTCTGCTCATCCTCACCGTCCTGGCCCTGGCCGGGGTTGTTGTCGGGCTCGCGGTGTGGGGCCACCACACCAGCCGCACCCGCGACCGCGCGAAGCTCCGCGACCTCAAAGCCGGTGACATCGAACGCCGCGCCGCCCTCCGCCTCCTCGCGACCATCCGCAACCACGCCTCCACCGCCGACCAGGCCGGCAACCCCCTCGGCGGGGAGATCACCCACCTCATCGACGCGTTCCACCGCGACCCCTCCCACTAGGAAGACCACCCCTGATGACCGTTCGCCGCACCACCACCATCGTTGCTGCCGTTGCTCTCGCGCTCGGCCTCACCGCGTGCACCACCAGCGTCGAACCCGACGAACTCGGCATCGAGTATGACGCCGGTCTGTTCTCCTCCACCACGTTCGACGGGTGCGTGAACTCCGGGACCCGCGTCTACTACGGGCCGGGCGACGACGTCGTGAAGTACCCCGGCGGGCAGCGCACGTTCGCGTTCAACAACTCGGAGGACAACCCCGGGGAGATGGGCGCGGAGACCGTCGTCACCCAGGACGGCATGGAGATGACCGTGTCCGGGGTCGCGACGTTCCAGCTGAACCCGGACTGTGGCACCCTCCAGCAGTTCCACGAGGCGATCGGCCGCAAGTACGACGCCCACAAGACGGAGGGGTGGGAGCGGATGCTGAAGGCTTACGTCGGTGAGCCGCTGAGGCGGGCCCTGGACGACGCCTCCACCGAGTTCGAGTGGCGGGACCTGTACACCTCGGACGAGGCCAAGGCGGAGTGGGAGACCCGTGTTGGGGAGCTGCTGAAGGTCTACGTCGCGGAGATGGGAGGCGGCGACTTCTTCATCGGCGCCACGTACACCGGCGGGGAGGACGAGGACCCGGGGTCGCCGACCCTCACCCTTCAGCGGCCGGTCCCGCCCGGCAACGTGCGCGAGGCGATGACGGAGGCGCACCGGATCGCGCAGGAGATCGAGAACACCGAGTCGGCGGCGGAGCTGGCGGAGAAGGAGGCGGAGGCGATCGCTCCGCTGGTGGATCTGCTCGGCGCGGACGCTTACGTGCTGTGGGAGGCGATCAAGGCTGGTGACGTGGACGTGGTCGCGATCAGCCCGGGTGCGGGTGTGGGTGTGACCCCGGGGCGGGACTGATGGGCCACGTGGTGGTGACCAACCCGCAGATGGTGTCGGTGTTGCAGCAGGCCATCCTCAACGCCGACGCCACCGCGCGGACGTTCCGCCCGGGGTGGGGGTGGGTTGGCCCCCGCACTGCGAAGGCCCTGTTCCCGTACCGGTGGGGCCCCGACTTCGATCGGATGCTGGCCGAGACGGTGGGGGTGTGCTCCACCTGTTGGACCGTGTTCTGCCGCCAGTACGACATGGGATGCAGGCTGGCCCGGCTGTTCGGCTACAACGCCCGGACCCGCGCGTTGCGCACCGCTCACGTGGAGCCCGGCGTGTACCGGCCCTACCGTCCTGGCCGCTCGGATCTGACCCCACCCGAACCCGGAACCGAACCCGCTGGGTCGGAGCCGGGGTGTGACCGGTGCGGGGCGCTCGAACACCTGGGGTGGTGCATCGACGTGGAGGGCCGAACGTCCCGGCTGTGCCCCACCCACCTGCTGGCGGAGAAGGAACGCGCCTACGCCCGCCGCATGGCCGAACTGGGGGTGCGCACCGACATCCGCCGGTTCATCTCCACCCTCCCCCCGCACGCCTACTGGCACCTGCCCGACATCTGCTAGGAGCACCGCGTTGAGAGTCCGCTACCAGTGCCCCATCGACTCATGCCCGTGGACACACACCGAGGACCACAGTCCGCACACGGTGGCCATGGTCAACCTGCTGGCGTCCACCTCGAACACGTACCGGATGGTCGAGTTCGAGCTGGCGGCCCACCTCGGCACCCACAACCTCCGCGAGTGGGCGCGAGAGGTGGCCCGCCTGAAGAAGGAACTCCGGGAAGCCCGGAAGGAGCGCACGTTCGCTGGGTTCCGCCTGGAGACCAGCGACCAGATCCCGCCCGGCGCCGTGCTCGTGCTCCCCCCGCCCGTCCCGGCCGCCCACCAGGACCCCGGCGCCGAGTACGTGAACGGCCGGCCGGTGTCCGGGATGGCCGTGATCAAGGTCGGTGAGCCCCAGTGACCCCCCGCCCCTGCATCATCCCCGCCTGCACCTGGACCCCATCCCCGCGCACACCCCGGACGGACACCTTGGAGGCCCGCGCCACCGCGCACATCCTCACCGACCTCGACAGGATCGCCCACCAACTCACCCACGACCGGGACGAGTACGCGAACGCGGTCCTCCGCGCCGCCCCCGCCCCGGTTGTGGACACCGACCAGGCCAGCAACCCCCTGTTGTTCGTGTGCCCGCTCGGTGGCTGCGCCTGGAACCACCAGGTGGACACCGCCGACCGGGGGTGGTGGCGGTCGCTGCTCACTGGGGACACGTTGGCGCATGTCGAGCGTGGCCACCGCCGGTACCGGGCCCATGTGTCCGGGCACCTGCGCAGCGAACTCGCCGGGTACCTGCGCGCCCACGCCACCCGCTAACCCCCTGCTGCCCTTCACCCCGCACACCTGGAAGACCCCGCCATGCCCTACGTGATCCGCCCCCGCCCCCTGCCTGCCCACCTCCACACCGACTGGTTGCACACCGTGTACGACGTCACCGAACCCGGCACGACCAAACCGGTGCCCTTCGGGGTGCACACCAGCCCGGGGCGGGCGCTCGCCCACCGGGACTGGTTGGGCAAGCAGGCCGCGGCTGCCCGGGAGGTCGAAGAGCGGGAGGCGGAGGAGGAGCTGGCGAAGGTTCGGGCTCGGGTCAAGGCGAGGGACCGCCAGGAAGCCGAGCAGGCCGCGGAGACGAAGGAGACGAAGACCCCGTGACCGTCACCCTGTACCCGTGCGGGCGCGGCCACCGCTGCGTCCAAGCCTCGATCGACCCCGACACCCGCGAACGCCACCCGGCCCGCACCCCGCACACGTTCTGCGACACCGACGCCGAGCACATCGCCCAGACCATCCGGGACCTACCCGTGGTGTACCGCGAACTCCGCGAGGTGTACGGCGACCAACCCCAGGGCGCCGCCGATGACGTGCGCGTGCACACCTCGAAGGTCGACCCGTCCATCCCTGTCCGTGAGGACCTGGACGCCCTGTTGACCGAGATCGAGACGACCGTGTTCGCCTACGAGGACCGTGTCCGCCAGGTCCTCGGCATGGGCCCGGCCCCCCGGGTGTCGTGGGCGCACCGGGCGGCCCGGGTTGAGCAGGCGTGCACCCTGTTGGCCGGACGGGTGGTGGTCCTCACCGACCTGCCCATGGAGTGGATGGCCATCGACGGGTCGCACGACGAACGCGGTGGTTTGGATGCCGGGCTGGACCTGCTCGATGTGCACCGGCGGGCGGACCGGGCCGGGGGGAAGCAACCGGCCCGGTATGTGGTGCCGGTGGTGTGCCCGGCCTGCCATCTCCCTGCGGGGGTGACCCGTGAGGCGGGGAAGGACGGGGCCACCTGTATGTGCGGGTACGTGATCGGTGAGGACGAGTACCGGAAGCTCACCGCTGAGCTGGCCGACGTGGCGAAGGCGGTGTGACAGTGGCCTGGTGCGGGGCGCGGGCGGTGTTCTGGCCGGAGGCGGAGGCGTGCGACGCCGTGTGTGGTTTGACGGTGCACGAGAGTACGGTCCACAGAGATCATGCGTTGGGCGAATGGGATGAGGCTGATCTGGTGACCGTTCATGGGGAAGAGAGTGCGATGGATGATCTGGTGGTGTGGTTGCGCAGCGTCTTGGACGCTGACGGGAAGGCCGCAGGGGTGTTCCGCAGGGTGTCCTTGTGGACTGAAGCTGAAGCTGATGTTGACACTGATGAGGCCCGTGAGCGCTACCTGAAGATGGTGACTCCTGAACAGGCCCTTGCGGATATCGCAGCGAAGCGGGCCGTGCTCGACCTGTGGGACCTTGCCCGGCTCTCTCCTCACAGCGAGTCTTACGGGGCCCTCACTGAGGCTGTGCGTGCCATCGCGGGCGGGTACCGGCACCGGCCCGGATGGAATCCCGCGTGGGGGTGACCGGGCCCATCCCGGGGGAGTGGCTGGACGCGGCGTACTACGACCGCACCCGGGAACAACAAGCCGCGGTCGCCGACGTCCAGGAACAGCTTGGAGTGTGGCCGCCGGACGGGTTGCCGGGCCCGGCCACCTGGGCGGCGTGCCAGGAGCATCCGGCCGGCGTCCGGTTGGCGGCCAGGATCACGGGCATCCTCACCGGGGCGTGCGCGCACGACGGGGCGGTGCCGGTGGAGACTGTGGGGACGGTGCTGGACCCGCCGGAAACCGTGGCGTGGCTGTGCCCTGGGTGTGATGCCCAGCTCCCCGCAGCGTGGGCGCGAGAGGCCCTCAAGAACGCTAGGGATGGAGAAGCCCCTACCTGAACACGGTAGGGGCTTCAGCGCGGGCCTGTAGACCACAGGCAGCCCGCTACGAGGTGCGGGGCACGGGGGTTCGCGGTGGCGAAGGTCTGACGGGACACAACCAATCGCGAACCCTCTCTCTCGTTGGTTCATTGTACACCTGGTTGCACACCTGGCAGGAGCGAGGGGCCGGTGGTGGCACCCTCGCCTCGTAGCATGGAATCCATGAGTGCTGACGTGTTCCGGGTGTCCCGGGTGGTGGGCCCTGAGGGGTCGGCTGTGGCGAAGTTGTACGGGGAGGCGGCGGGTGCGGTGTTCACCCAGGCTGAGCCGTTGGAGGTGCCTGCGGAGTGGTTGACGCGGTCGGGTGTGCCGTTGTCGGAGGTGGCTGATCGGCGGTGGGCGTTGTCGGCGGAGGGTTGGGTGCCGGTGGAGCGGGTGTCGTTTTGAGGTTGGGGTTGCACCACGGTTAGAGTTCGTGCTTTAATTGTGTGTGTCGGGAAGGGAAGCCCGACACCAACCACCAGAAAGGCACACCACCGTGAGCGAGACCATCCGCAACGAGATGCACGACAAGCTCGAAACCACCCTGACCATCATCGCCGCCGCGTTCGCCCGCGTGAACATCCGCATCGGCGACCCCACCCGCATCGACCTGGACCACGACATCCACCACTGGCAGCAGGCCGTGTGGGAGTCCACGAAGGACCTGGCCAACCTGAACACCGGCCACGCCTGGACGTCCACGATCGGCCTGGAGGACGCCGCCAGCCGGTGGGTGCACGCGGCCACCGCCTACACCGCCTACCGGCACCTGTCGGCCGAGTTCAACGAGGGCCTGTTCTGGGAGCACATGGCGCCGTGCGAGTCCGCGCTGAGCCTCCTGGTCGACGGGGCGCGTTGGACGGTTCGGGGTTGATCCTGCGGGGTCCGGGTGGTTGCTCGGGCCCCAGCTTGCCCCCGGGTTAGAGTTCGTGTAATATTGGGGGTGTTGGGAGGGAAGCCCAACACCCCCGCCACGAACGGAGCACCACCATGAACCCCAACCCCTGGGCCGCCAGCGACCGCCACGCCGAAACCGAGGCCGACCGCCTCACCTGGCTCTGGGGAGTCCTGTACTACGACATCCAAGACATGCTGGTGTGCCTCCCCAGCCCGGTGCGTATTCCTGCGCTCCCTCCTGGCGTAGGGCACGTCGCCGCCGACACCCTCACCGCCGTCCGCGACGACCTGTACGACCAGAACATCCCCAACGACATCCGACAGCTCGCCGACACGGCCCTCACCGACGCCGTGCTCGCCCTCAAAGCCACCGGGGCCGAACGCCGCCACCTCACCGAGGAAGCACAGGCCCGCACCCGCGCGGTGGTCGCCTACCTCGGCGTTGGGCCCGAAGACTTCGGAGTCCCTGACACCCTGGAGGAAATGACGACCTGACCAGGCCAAACACGAAAAACGCCCGCCCCCGGAACCCCGGTGGCGGGCGTTGAAGCAGAAACGGGGCGGCCTCTACGGCGTCTAGCGCCGAAGACCAGGCCGAAGCCCGGAAATGGGAAGTCCGGCCGCCCCTCCCACCAGTTAGCAAAGGCCACTAGCGCCCCTACACCCTGGAATGGAAGCCATGATACAGCAGCCGTTGACTCTCATCGACTACGCTCGCACCCGCCAGCTCGACCCCGCGAAACTCCTGGCCGAGTTCACCGACAACCCCGACGCCCTCCCCGAACCCCAGGGTGAGCAGGCCGGGCAACCCACCTACGACCCCGACCAGCTCGACCGGGCGCGCGGCGTCACCACCCTCGCCGGGTTCGCGACCCTCCGAGGATGGGACCTGGACGACGTCCGCCGGTGGGACAAGCGGCAACCCGACCTGTGGCCGGAGTCGGTGGGGAGCGTGTACACCGGGCAGGCCGGGAAGCCGTGGAAGCTGTACCCGCTCGGTGCCCTGGACGTGGTGGCCGCGGCCGAGTCGGTGCGGCGCGGCCGGGAGCCCAAGCCTGAGGGGTTGGTGACCATGGACGAGTTCGCGGACAAGATGGGAGTGTCCCGGGCGATGGTGAAGAACAAGTGGCGGGTCCAGCACCGGGACATCTGGCCGGAGCCCGCGGGGAAGCGGGGGCGCCAGCACCTGTATGAGGAGGAGGGGTTGATGCGGGTGTTCCGGGCCGCGCGGGGGTGACCTGGGGGTTGGTTGTTGGAGTGTGTGGGTTGGGGCCGGCGCGGTGGGCGTCGGCCCTTTTTGTTGGGTGGTCGACTTGCACTCTGGTTAGACTTCGTGCAATAATGGTCATGTCAGGGCGGGGAAGGGAAGCCCCGCCGACGCCCACCAGAAAGGCCACACCATGACCATCACCCCGCACACCCCCGACACCAACCGCCTCACCGTCGAGACCAACCTGACCACCACCGTCGCCACCGCCCTCGACATCCCCACCACCAGCGTCCAGGCCGCCTACTTCGCCGCCGCGGGCCGCGCCATCATCACCATCCCCGTCACCACCAGTTCGCAGGTGGAGCGCGTCAGCAGCAAGGCCAGTCAGGCGCTGACCGAGACCGGGTTCGGCGCCCACTTCTTCAACAACGACGACCAGGGCGGCGCGCTGGGCCGCACCGACTACCGGGCGCAGATCGTCGTCAACGTCCGCTGATCCACCACCCACCAGGGGGTGCGGGAAGGGAAGCCCGCACCCCCGACCCCCAGAAAGGCTCTCACCATGACCACCCGCACTGTTGAGAACGAGTTCGGCATGAAGATCACCCCCGACACGTCCCTGTCCACCCTGGTCCTGATGGCCCGTCTCATGGCGGAGATGGCGGCCGAGGTGATCATCGACAAGGTCGGCACCCCCTACCGGTTCCCCGCTGCGGATCAGGTGTCCTACGGCCAGCACGTGCACATCATGGCCGACACCGAGCGCTACCTTCGCCGCCGGGCCGGGAACCGGTCCTACACGGACACGTTCGTGTGGAACGCGATACAGGCCGCGAAGGTGGCGCGTGACTACGCGGAGCGGGCGGGCAGGTCCGGGAACGCGAAGGACCGTGCGCGGGTGTGGCGGGCGTACCTGGACGCGGCGCGGTGGTCGCGTTTGGCCCGGATGTAGGGGGGTGGGGGAGGGGTGGAAAATTCCCCTCCCTTTCCGCTTGCACTCTGGTTAGAGTTCGTGCAATAATAGAGACATCGCAAGGGGGAAGGGAAGCCCCCGAACGGACCACCAGGAGGAAACATGACCGGCATCGAGCGCCCCACCACCCTCGACGGCACCGAGTACGACTTCTTCTCCCCCGCCTCCCGCCGCTACATGTCCAAGAAGGCCGGTGTCGCTTCCGGGGTCAAGCGCAAGGCCCGCCGCCGCGACCGCCACAACCGCAAGGCCGCCGCCCGCGCCTACCGCCTCGGACGCGCCGACTGGTAACCCGCCCGGCCGCCCCCACCCCGCCCGGGGGCGGCCACCCTCCCCCCACCCACCAGCACCACCAGGAAGGCCCCACGATGACCACCACCGGTCTGATCACCCACACCGCCGACAGCATCCGCCGCTCCTACGCATGGGAGCTCATGGAAGAAGCCCGCCGCCAGCACAACGCCGCCCTCCGCGACCTGAACTACGCCCGCGCCCAGTACCGCACCCACGGCGGCGCGGAGAACGCCGCCGCCGTCCGCGAAGCCGACCGCCGATACCTGCTCACCCTCCGCGCCACCAACCACCACGACGGCGAAGTTGCGTCCCTGTGCATGCGTGACGGGCTCGACCCCGACGCCGTGATCCCCGAGGTGGACGACAACTGCCCCACCTGCCACACCGAGGTTCACGCCACCGGGTGCGCCTGCACTGACTGACCATCGCACGCCCCGGGGGCGGGAAGGGAAGCCCGCCCCCACCCACCAGAAAGACCACCACGATGCCCAACACCCCCGCCGCCCGCGCCGAGTACCTGCGCCCCGAGTACGTCGGCCGCGACGGCGAACTGATCAGCTTCACTGACGCCGCCCGCCGCGCCGGGATCACCAGCGGTGCCCTTGCCAACTGGCGTCGCCGCCACGACGACTTTCCGAAGGTCGCGAAGCTCGTCCACTTCGGACCCAACCGCGCCCAGAAGTTCATCCCGACCGCCGAGTTCGACGCGTTCACGGCCCGCCAGCAGCAGGGACGCCCCCGCCAGTACACCGGCCGCCGCCGCTCTTCCGCTGAGGTGGCTTCCGAGGAGCTGCGCTATTACACGGCCCGTGTAGAGGCTTTGGAAACCCGCGAGTCCGTCCTTGCCGCGAAGTTGGCCGAGACCGGCAACGCCACCGACGCGGCGAAGCTGGCCAAGACCCGTGAAGCCTTGGAGAAGGCGCGCGCCCGCGAGGTTGAGGCGGTTGACCGGCTCGCCTCCCTGATCTTCTAACCCGCCCCACCAGGGGGCGCGGAAGGGAAACCGCGCCCCCACCCACCACCAGAACGGGAACCCGATGCCGAAGCACCGCTACGACGAGACCTCAGTCCGCAACGCACTCGCCGTCGTCGTTGCCGACCACCCCGCAGACCACTTCGACCACAGGTCCACCGCGCCCGTAGCCGGGTGCCGATACATGAGCGCAGGCAAGCCCCAATGCGTCGTTGCGCACGTCATGGTGCGCTTGGGAGTTAATCCCCGGACCGTGGCCCAGCTCGACAAGGAAGCCGATGGCGGGACGCCTGTCCGGCTGGTCGACTCCCGACACCCCATCCTCAAGAGGTTCAGCCCTGAAGCTCTTGCGCTACTCGCAAGCTGGCAGTGGGCGCAGGACCGGGGTTACGGCTGGGACGAACTGACCTAACCACCAACCGAACGGCAGTACAGGGGCGCGGAAGGGAAGCCGCGCCCCGACCACCACCCATCAGGAAGGCACCACCCCATGGACACCCACAACACCACCATCACCCGCGACAACACCGTGGACGCCTACAACGAACTCGACTACGCCGAGACGAACCTTGCGATCGCAACCGAGCTGCTGGCCGCACCGAACCCGTTCGAGGAACGCGACCAGGCCGACGACATCCGGGCATGGTTCGAGGCCCGCGACGCGCACCGGGCCGCCCTGGTCGAGGTGGCCGTCTGCACGAACCTGTTCGGTGAGGAGTGCTCGGACGCCGGGTTGGACCTGGCCGAGGAGGTTGCGGAGTTCACCGACCGGGAGCTGATCGACTGTGCCCCCGAGGTGCCGGATGTGCCGGAGTTCTGGCCGCCGCGTGAGGGGGATGTGTGGATGACCAGTCAGGGGCGGACGTGGGTGGTGGACGGCGCGGACATGGTGGCGGAGGACACGGGGGAGGGGGCGGCGCGGAGGTGGGTTGCGTGGTTCCAGGGTGACGGGCCGGTGTTGCTGTGGCGTGGGGGTGGGTGCTTCCTGTGGGTGCCGGTGTTGCGGGAGCGGTTCCCGGTGGGTGCGCGGGTGACGGGCCCTGTGGGGCAGCAGGGGACGGTTGCGGAGCCTCCGGCGGAGGAGGCTGGGTCGGGTGTGGTGGGCCCGTGGTGGCCGTCTGGCGGGGTGCTGGAGGGGTCGCATGTGTGGGTGGTGGTGGACGGTGAGGAGTCGGGGGTGTGGGCTCCGGTGTCGCATCTGGGGTAGACGGGTGCGCCGGGCCTGGTGGGAACAGAGTCCGTTTTAGTCCTGGTTTGGGCTTGCCGACCGGTTAGAGTTCGTGTAATATTATGGGTGTTGGGAGGGAAGGGAAGCCCGACCAACACCCACCACGAACCCTGACCGAAAGGACCCCACATGGCCGCCACCCGCACCGCCACCCCGACCGCCGCCCCCGTCATCGTGGCCGAGGTCGACGACTTCTGCCCCGAGTGCGAGGAAGCGCAGGCGGAGGGTTACAGCGGGTGCGGTGAGTGCGGCGCCCCCGACGAGCGGTGGGAGGTGACCACCCCCTCCGAGGTGTGGGAGGTGTAACCCCGCCCGCCGGGGGGTGAAATTCCCCCCGGCTTCGACTTGCAAAGCGGTTAGAGTTCGTGCAATAATAAGGACATCGGCGGGAAGGGAAGCCCGCCCCAACCACCAGGAGAACCACATGGCCACCACCGACCAGCTCAACGACTACGACGACGACCAGGCGTATGGCCCCGAGTGGGAGTGTGACGACTTCTGCGACGCCAACCCCACCTGGTGCATTCACTAGCGCCCCCGGGGGCCGGAACCCACCGGCCCCCACCCCCACCCCACACGGAAGGCCGACCCCGATGACCTGGAACCAGCTCCCCGCCGACGCCCGCCACCTGATCGCCCGTGGCCACGACCACATGATGGCCGCCGCCGGACTCGCCCTCCCCGACCGTGACCCCGAAGCGGTTGCCGAATGGGACCGCGCCCGCGCCCTGTTCGACCAGGCGTGCGAGGTGTTCGGTATCACCCCGGACGAAGCCCTCGACCACCTGTAACCCCGGGGGCTCCGGCCCCCACCCCCGGGCCGGGAGGGAAGCCCGGCACCCCACCACCAGAAAGACACCCCGCCATGGACGACCGCACCGCCGACCGCATCGACCGATACACCGAGTACGCCGCCAAGGCCCGCGGCCGCGCCCGCGCCGCCTACGCGGCCGGAGACACCCACTCCGGGCGGTTCGCCGGGGGACAACCCATCCTCCGCGGCCACCACTCCGAGAAGTCCGCCCGCCGCGCCCGAAACCGGTCCGACGCCGCCATGCGCCGCGCCATCGAAGCCGAGAGGGCCGCGAAGTACTGGGAGCACAAGGCCAACGCCGCGCGCCGCCGGGAGGAGCAGAAGCACAACCCCGGGGTGATCCAACGCCGTATCGTCCGCCTGGAGGCCGAGCAGCGCGAGATCACCCGCCGCCGCGCCGACGCCAAGGGCAACGCCGAGTACGCCGCCCAGCTCGACGCCCGCGCGGACGAAGTCACCGCCCAGCTGGCGGAGAACAGGGCCGAGCTCGCCGAGTCGGGGACGAAGGTGTGGGGGAAAGCCGACTTCGCCCGGGGCGACTTCGTGTTCTGCGACGGCATGTGGTGGGAGACGAAACGGGTCAACGCCCGGTCGGTGACGGTCGCCGCGGTGGTCGGGTTCACCCACGCCCGTGCCCGGGTTGGCGGGAAACGGGTGTACCGGCTGGCGGACAACCCTTACGACTGGACGGACACGATCCCGTACACGAAGGTCACCGGTCGCATGTCGGCCGCTGATATGGCCGCGCGGCTCGCAGGGTAGGGGCGGCCCCGGCGCACCCCGGTTAGGGTTCGGTTTCTTTCTCTGGTCGGGGTGTGTGGGGTCGTCTTCGAGGGTGCGCCATTTTTGCTTGTTGATCCGACTTGCAAACTGGTTAGATATCGTGCAATAATAGGGGTGTTGGTCGGCGGAATCCCGCCCCAACAACCCGGGGAAGGGAAGCCCCGGCCCACCCGCCACCAGAACGGAACCCACCATGACCCTCACCCACGAAGACGCCCGTCTCCTCACCGGCCTCGAAGTCGCCACCACCCGCGCCACCCTCACCAACGCGCTCACCACCGTGGCCGTCGCCATCCACACCCGCCCCGCCGTCCCCATCCTCGCCGGGGTCCACCTGACCGGCGACGCGGACGGCACCCTCACCCTGACCGGGTTCGACTACGACACCGCCGTCACCGTCACCCTCCCCGGCGTGGCCACCAACCCCGGCCGGGTTGTCCTCTCCCACGCAGAGCTGGCCGGGCTGCTCGCCGCGACCGCGAAGGGCACACCCGCGAAGAAGGCCGGGGCCGCGCCCGTGGTCTTGGCCCAGAACGGCAACAAGCCGACCTTGACCGTGGACGGGTACACCCTGCCGGTCGCGGACTACCCCGTGGACGAGTACCCGACCCTGCCCACGGCGCCCGCGCCCACGCTCACCGTCGACGCGGCCACGTTCGCGGCGGAGGTGGCCCGTGTGGTGCCCGCCGCCGGAGGGGCCGACGACATCCCCCAGTTGGTGAACGTCCAGTTGGAGACGTACACCAGGGGCGCCTTGTGCCTTACCGCCACCGACCGGTACCGGATCGCTCAGGCCACCATCCCGGGCACCCGCGCCCCCCGCGCCCCCCGCGCCGACCTCGGCCAGGTCGTGCGCGTCAACGCCGCACTGGTCGGCAAGGTCACCAAGCACCTGAAGGGGGACACCGTCACCGTTGGGGTGCACGGGGACATGGTCATGCTGGCCAGCGGGCCCGTCACGGTGGTCACCCGCACCAGCGAGGATGAGTTCCCGGCCGTGGAGAAAGCCATCCCCACCACCATCCCCATGTCGGTGACCGTGGATCACAAGGCGGTGGCCGCCGCGATCACCAAGGCGGGCAACATCCTGGCGGCGAAGGGTGAACGGGGCCTGTCGGTGGGTATCACCGTCAACCCGGGGTCGGTGGCGGTCGCTCCGGACCTGCCCGGTGTCCTCGCCCCGCAGATCACCGCTGACACGTCCGATGCGGACGGTGAGGTGTCCGTCTACTTCAACCCGAAGTTCCTCGCGGCGGCGGTGGGAGCGTTCAAGAGTGAGGACACGGTGACGTTCCACCTGGACACGCCGACCCGCCCGGTCGTGGTGACCGGCGGTGGGCACACCGTCAAGTCCGCGCCCTACCGCCACCTGGTGCAGCCGATCAGGGTCCACTAGCCCCCCGAGCGCGCGCGGCCCCGCCCCGCTCGGGGCCGCGCCCCCGCCCCCTCCCCGCACCAGAACAGGACCCCCGTCATGCGCACCCTCACCGAACTCCCGCCCGTCGTCCACAAGCCCGGGGACACGATCCTCGCCCGGCACTGGTTCCGGTGGGCCCCCGCGACCATCCTCGAAACTGTGGACCGGCCCGCGACGAACCTCGCCGGGGAACCGACCGGCGGCCAGTTGCGCGGGTACATCGTCCGGTTCCTGCCCGGTGGTCTGGTGGACTCCCGGCTCACCACCGAGGTCAAGGAGTTCCCCCGACTCGACCCGGCCCGGTACCCGCTCCGGCAGACGCGCGCTCTGGTCGCCGCGTTCCGCACCTTCCCGGCGGTGTTCCCGACCACCGGCCCCGAGCGGGTGCACCCGGCGACGTTGCGCGCGTTGGCCCGCCGCGGGTTCGCCGCCCAAGCGCCGGGCGGGGTGTGGGAGGCAACCCGGGCGGGGCGTGACGCGTTCCTGGCGCTGGTGCCGGTTACGGCGGCGTGGGAGTTGGTGAGGGCGGACCTGCCCGCGGACGGTGACCTGTACGAGGCCGCTGGGCGGTGGGTGGGGGTGATCGGTGACGCGCAGGCGCGGGTGCGTGAGGTGGCGGCCGAGGCGGGGGAGTTCATCCCGCACCTGGTGACGGTGGCCCGGGTGGAGAACGTGAGCCGGGGGTGGTCGTCGAACGGGGCGCATGAGCGGTGGATCAGTCGGCCTGTGTGGTGGGTGCGGTGTCATACGTGCGGGCATGTGGTGGCGGTTGACGGTACGGCTGGGGCTGCGCGGGCGCGGGGGGAGAGGGCGGCGCATCTGGTGGTGGGGTGATCCCGATTTGCCAACTGGTTAGAGTTCGTGTAATAATAAGGGTGTTGGGGCGGAAGGGAAGCCGCCCCAACATCACCCCACCAGAAAGGCCACCCCATGTCCGTCAACTTCAACAACGGCACCGACTGCGTCAACTTCTCCAACACCAACGCGGTCGCCGTCCTGCGGGCCCTCGGCATCGAGCCGTTCGACGAGTGCGGCGACCTGTACGGCCAGATGGGCGGCGCGGAGTTCCGCGAGCGGGTCATGCTTGCCCTGGCCACCGACGCGCAGGTGGCTTCCCCCGGGTTCGAGGACCGGGGGTGGGCGCACGTGGGCCGGTCGGCGACGTACATGCAGGAGAGGCTTCCCGAGTTGGCGGAGCTGTCGCGGGGGGCGGGGGAGGTGTGGTGGGGGTGACCCCGCCCGCCGGGGGCGGGAAGTTTTCCGCCCCTGGCTTGCAAGCCGGTTAGAATTCGTGTAATAATAGAGGCATCGGGGGCGGAAGGGAAGCCGCCCCCCACCACCAGAAAGGACCCGCCCGTGACCACCACCAACCTCCCCCTCGCCGACATCGAAGCCATCAACACCCTCCCCCGCCAGGCCCTCCTCGACATCGGCGAAGCCGTCGACCTCATCGGAGAGGTCACCGAAGACATCGCCGAAGGCTTCGGCGACCCCAACGACCTCACCGCCTACACCAACCGCCTCCACCTCCTCTGTGCCGAGAACAACATCAACCCCGCCGCCGCCCTCTACACCTTCGCCTAACACCCACCAGGGGCCGGGCAACGCCCCGGTCCCACTGGCACACTGGCACCCGCTCTCTTGTCCCCGCGTTGCGGGGGAGGCCCACCCGGGCCCACACCACCCGAACCACGACACGGAGGACCCCCATGTCCAACCACCGCACCGAACCCGCCGCCCGACACCACGCCTACATCGAGTTCATCGACCGCCGCCCCGAGGAGGCGGTTGAGGAGGTCGTCTACTCGCTTCTCAGCTACACCCCCGGCGTCGGGCTGATCAGCCGGTCGCTGGACGTCCAGCACTTGCGGAGGACCATCACTGACAACAAGTTCGACACCCGGTGGGCTCACGAACGCCCCGCGCCGCGACGCCGGGAGATCCCCGTCGTGACCTACGTGGGAGCGGTCGACTACGCCATGCGAGTCGGAACCGCCCCCCACCACCACACCGCCGAGGAGGTGGAGGAAGCCTACGCTGACGCCCTCCGCAACATGGAGGAGAACGACGTCGCGTTCGGGGTGAGCGTCACTCGCCTGCCTGGGAACAACCCCGACTCCGACCGGCCCGGCTGGGACCCGGAGGGCTTCATCCGCATGGTGGAGCTGTACCGGAACCCGCATGACCGGGATGGGATTCACGACGCTGACGACCTCGGCCGTGAGTAGGAAACCGCAGTGATGCCGGGCGGGTGTCAGGCCCGCCCGGTAACGTCACTACCACATGGCACCCCGCACGGGGTGAGGATCGAAACGCACTCTCGGCCCCCCGGGCGGTTGGGCCCGGGGGGCACACCACCCAACCGAGAGGCACACCATGACCACCTACACGTACACCATCGACATCAGCGACGACGGCGACACCTGGATGATGGAGAACGACGACGCCACCGGCACCGAGGAATCCCCCCTCACCCCTGACCGGTTCGCGCGCGTCGTCCTGGACAACCGTCTCGCCGACCTCGCCACGGAAACCGACATCGACGGTAACTCGGTCCAGCCCGGCCACATGCGGGTGTCGGTGTGGGAAGGGCCGAGTATCGGCGACGTGGAGGACCCCGCGGCGCAGGCGTTCGCCGGGGAGTAACCCCGGGCTGGGGCCCTGACCCCGCCCTCTTATCGCCCCTTCGAGGGGTCACCGGCCGTCCAATCCTGGGCGGCCGGCCAACCACCCTTTGGAGGAGACCCATGTCCGAGAACACCCCTGACACGGTCGTGTACTTCTACCACCAGCACGGGCCCACCATCGACGGCCGCCGTGTCGACTGGAACCCGCCGGTGGGGCTCGGTGTCGTTCACGACTACTTTGACCCGGCCCCGGAGCGGTTGGACGACAAGTTCGGGGCCTGGGAGAGCCGCCCGGGGTTCGCCGTCCCGGCCGGGCACTGGTCGCGGTGGCGGGCGATCCCGAGGGACACCGCCCCCAGGGACAAGGACACCCGCGGCCGGTTCCCGCGCTTGGAGGTGGACATGGCCGACGCCCCCGAGTTCCTGGCCCGGTTGCGGCAGGACATGCAGTTCGCTGAGATGTACAACCGGGACACCACCCCGGACGTGGAGGTGCCGCCGCTGTACACGGCCGCGCTGGCGTGGTTGGCGGACGGGGAGACCGACCCGGTGATGTGGGCGCGGATGGTGCGCCACGCTGTCGCCTGCGGGGTGCCCCACCCTCGGGTCGCCCGGGAGCTGGGTGTGGACCTGGCCGAGGTGTACGCGGTGGTGTCGGACCCGTGGCGGGATGACCACTTGGCCGCTGCTGCTCGACACCGCGCGGCGGGGATGGTGGAGGACGCGGAGGCGGAAGAGGCGTTGGCGCGGGACGCGGAGCGGGCCATGTCCCGGTGAAGGCTGCCGGGCGCGGGTGGTGTGGTTGCCGCCCGCGCCCGGGATCAGGCCCCTTGGGCTTCGGTCTGGTCCTGGAATGCCTCGACCTCCGCGCGGATCTGCTGGAGTTCCGCGATCCGCTCGTCGATCCGCTCGGGGGAGAGCTGGGTGCCTTCGTAGGTGAGGGGGTCCCAACCGGTGACGATCAACCCGTCCTGTCCGAAATCTTCAGCGACGAGGTATCCAAGCTTCTGAAGCTCCGCACGCATGGCTTTCTGTGCGTCCCCGAAACAGCGGTAGCTCTTCGGGGACCACAAGGAGGTATCGGTTGCGTGGATGACGCCTCGAATGATCAGGCCGCCACGGGTGAGTTTCGCCTCCGTGATCTCCTGGTCGGTCTTGCGGTAGCCGTAGCCGACGTCGGCTGCTTCGAGCGCTGTGAGGCAGATGCTCTTCACCTCTTCGACGTCAGCGCGGGTGATTCGTACCTGACGTTCGCGTTGCGCCTGGGCAGCATCCACCTGGATGTGCCTGAAGTGGGCTTGCTGCTGAAGTTCTTCACGAGAAGGGCCGAACAGTCCCATCCGTGTCTCCCGGAAAGTTGGGGTGGTTGATGGGGGTCACGGTAGTGACTGGCCGGTCGGTGCGGGGGCGGTTTCGTGGATTCGACCGCCAAACAATATGATCGAACTCACGTTCGACAATGCTCCGCTGATCATGTACCATGAGTGTCAGCGGAGAAACTATGCCCTCAGCCACCAGGTTGGGGGCATTTGTCGTTTCGGGAGACCCCAGATGCGCCCCGTACCCCTGACCAACGGCAACCTGATCAACGCCGACCAGGCCGCCCAGCTCCTCGGTAAGAGCGCGCGCACCGTCCGCGCCTACACCACCCGCGGCCTCCTGCTCGCCAACGGGGAACGCTGGTACCTGCCCGTCGCCGGGCTCGACCACCGGGGCGTGCAACTGTTCAACCTGGCCGACATCCGCACGGCCGCGCAGGCTGTCCAGGAGCGCGGCCGGTCCAACAAGCGGGTTCTGGTGGCCGCATGAGCCTGTACGAGCAGCTGTTGCAGTTCCTCGAACTGGACGCGTACCTGGACGACTGGGCGATCCCCAACCCGGGGGAGTGCGCCGGAGATGGAGCGCCGGAGCTGGCTGTAACCCAGTGACCCCTTTCGCGGGTTAGGAGGTTCGAGTCCTCCCACTCCCACCACCCCGCCCACACGCGGGGCCTATGCGGGTAGCTCAACTGGTAGAGCAGCCGCCTCCAAAGCGGCCGGTTGCGGGTTCGAACCCTGCCCCGTATGCCACCCCGGCCCTCACTGGTCGGAGGAACCCCCACCCCGGGAACCATGGCCTACCCCGGGGAAGTGGCCTGGGGTCCGCCCACGGAAACGGGGCAACCCCGGGCCGCGCACCACCCCGTTACAGGGCCTCCGCGCTGAGACTGTCGAACATCGACTCCGCGTCCTCGAACTCCTCGGTCAGGCCCGCAGCGATCTGCCCGCTCGCCTCCCGCTCCCCCTGCTGCCACTCAGGGGTCCAGAACCATGCCTGATCTTCGGGCACGCTGTCCTCCATTCGTCTACTGCTTCCCGAAGGGGTTACCCCTCCGGGATCGGGCCCGTACCGCACTTCCCATCCACTAGTCCCGGCGGGGACGGTGCGGGCCCACACACAGACGGCCCCAACCGCCCCCACGGGGGCAGTTGGGGCCGCTGCTGTGAAGGCTAGCGATCCACCCGGCCGCATTTCGCGGATGCCACCAGACGGACTCCACACCGCGATCGTAGCGCACGCAACCCCCGGCCCCCGCCCCACCACAGACCCGCCCAGCAGACCACCAGGCACACCACATCACCCAAAACGGCCTGCGCTCGTTTGTCTGCTGGGCAACCACACGTGCCCCGGCCTCGAAGCTCCACGCTCCTCAGGGGTGAGCGCGTCGAGCTCGGCCGGGGCACACCCTCTACTTGCGCAACACCTTCTCCATGCGCGCTTTCCGTTCCGCGTGCTCGGCCTCGGTGATCTCACCGTCCGCCAACATACGATCCAGCTCGCCGAACGCGTCCTGCGCGGCCTGCGCGAGCTTACCCCCCGGGGCGCCCACGGCCTTGTCCCGCCAGGTGCCCACCGGCCCCCCGCCCGGGTTGAGGACCGCCTGCTCCAACTCGCGGGCACCGGATATCACCTTGAACGTCCGGTCGCCCCCAGCGGTGTGAAGGGTGATCTTCCCGCGCCCGCGGTCAACCCCAGCGACGGGCAACGCCACCGACGACGTCGAGGTGCGGCCGAACATGCCGGCGGACACGAACAGCAGGCGCCGGTTCGTGGCCACAGCGACACCGTTTTTCCCGTCTAGGTTGACGGCCCCGGCGGCGTTCACGGTCTCGTCCGCGCCCAGCTCGGTTTCAGCGGCGGCCAACGCCTTCTTCAGGAGAGCGAACCCGCCTACCCCTGTGGCCCGTTCGAGGTCTTCACGCACAGCTTCACGCCCTTCCTGGGGGATACCGAGTCCCCATGATCTACCACCGCAACCCCTGGAATGAACTGGAGGCCCGAAGTGGCCAACCCCAACAGGAAACCCAACCGGCTGCTCGGCACACCGCAGGCGCAGGCCATGTTCGAAGTTCAGGAGCGGTGGGGGCAGGCCCTAGCCGCGTTCACCGGCATGGTCGAGCAGACCCGCCGGGCCGGGTTCACAGAGTCGCAGGCGCGGTCGATCGTCGCGGCCACCCTCGTCCAGGAAGTCGCCACGTCGAAGTTCGTCCGCGACCCTGAGGACGGCGACCAGTGAGCACCGCGTCCACCCTGGGCCGGTACCGGGACGAACTCGTGGCCGCAGGGTTCACCCGCGAGGAAGCCCTAGACCTGGTCGGGCACGCCGCTCCGATGGACGTTGCCGACGTGGCCGCCACCCCGGCACCGGAGAGCCACAACATCGGCCCGGACGCGCTGCGCATCGTCGTGCTCGCCGGGAACCGTGAAGAGGCTGAGCGGTGGAAGAGCGGCCAGTTCCTCCGGAACCGGATCGACTCCCCGGACCGGTTCGTCCTCGCGGCCGGGGACAGCAGCACTCTGCTGGGCCTGTCCGGGCCGCTGGCCGTGATGACCCTGCCCGGGTTCTACCGGCTGCCCGCGGAGAAGCGCGTGGATCTGGAGGCCATGATCCGCCGCGCGAACGCCATGGTGTAACCGACCGTAGTTGCTAGCCCCGGGATGGCTCTGACCTGCCGGGGTTTTCGTATACCCACAGTCACCAAACCCCTGGAGGCACCCCCATGCGCCCCGCCGACATCGACCACCGGTACAAGTACCACCCCTCCAACACCCCCGACGCCATCACCGCCCACGAGACCGTCCGAGGCGGCGCCCTCAGCCTCGCCCACCTCATCAACACCCACGTCCCGGACGGCCCGGACAAGGACCTGTCCCTGAACGCCCTGGACGACGTCCTGTTCCGCGCGAACGCCGGGATCGCCCGAGGAGGGGGCCGTTCGCATAGCGGCCCGTGCCGGTGCAACCCCCGCCTGCGCACCAAGACCCTGGACGAGGCCACCGATGGCTGACACCCCCGACTGGCAGGCCCTCACCCTGGCCCGCCTCACCGACACCGACCCCGACGAGGTCGACACCACCGACCGGGATGCGTGGATGCTCGCCTACGCCACCCTGAACGCCCGCCACGGCGAGGTGAACCCTCCCGAGGTGCTGGCGGGCCTGGCGAGCCGAGTGGAGTCCTGCGAACGGTCTCTGGACACGGTGGTGAGGACCAACGAGATGACGTTCAAGGCCATTGGGGACCAGTTCGACAGCATCTGGGCCGCCCTCAAGAGCGCCCACGACTTCCAGATGAAGACCGTGGGCGCCCTCACCAAGAAGCGCCGGCCCCCTGCCAGCGACGCCGCGAACACCACCCTGGGGGCTGGCACGTGACCGCGATCGTCGGCCTGGTCCACGACGGCCGGGTGCACCTGGGCGGTGACGCCGCCGCTGTTGCCGGGTACACGTTGGAGGTCCGCAAGGACCCGAAGGTGTTCACCCACCCCCAGCGGGAGCCCGGGAAGGCGGAGCAGCCGGACTTCTGGGCGTTCGGGTACACCACCAGCTTCCGCATGGGGCAGATCCTCCAGTACGGGTTCACCCCGCCCGTCCTCACCCCCAACGACGACCTGGACCGGTTCATGCGCACCACCTTCGTGGACGCCCTCCGGTCCGCGTTCAAGGCCGCCGGGTGGGCTCGGGTCGACTCGGGGGTGGAGGAGACCGGCCAGTTCCTCGTAGGGGTCCACGGGCGTCTGTTCGTCGTGGACGCCGACTACCAGGTGGGGGAACCCGTCGACGGGTACGCCGCCGTGGGGTGCGGGCAGGCACTCGCGACCGGCGCCCTGCACGCCACCCGGGCGCTCGACCAAGACCCGGAGGACCGTGTCCGCACCGCGTTGGAAGCCGCCGCCTACCACTCGGCTGGTGTGTGCGGCCCGTTCACGCTCGTGGCCACCACGGGGGTGGACGGTGGCTGACCGGATGCCCCTCTCCCAGCTGACCGCCGAGTACACCACCGGCGACGGAAGCACCTGGGAGCACGAACGCGCCCGCCTGGAGGAGATCCACCCCGGCAAGCTGGCCCGCATCCGCGCCGAGATCCTGGCCGGTCACTTCCCGCCCGTGCCGTTGGACCACGACGAGAAACGCGCCGTGGACGGCCACCACCGGATCGTCGCGGCCCTCCAGCTCGGTGTCCTGGTCGTGCCCGTCGTGGACGCGTGGGCCGACACGGCGTGGATGGGCCACCCCTCGGTGTGGGGTGCTGATGGGTGACCTTCGTATCGGCCGGCCCGCCCAGTGGGAGGCCCCGCCGCAGCAGCTCACGGTGGAGCAGACCCGCCGTTTGAACGCCACGGGCGCGTTCGGGTTGCCCCCGGACGCGCCCGCCCACCCCTTCAAGGCCCTCCTACCCGCGGGGCCCTGCTGTCCGCGAGGTGCCCCTGATGGCCGATGACGTGTACCGGGAGCGGGCCCGCCTCGCCGCTTACGTGGCGGCACGCCACCCCTCCCGCTTGGCTTACAACGACCCCGACGAACCCGACTGGCCGGTGTTGTACGTCGACACCCCTGCCGGGCAACTCACCTGGCACCTGAACCCCGCTGACCTCGACCTGGTCGCCCACGTCCCGATCGTCGCCCCTGACGACCCGGCCGCCCGGTGGGACGGTCACACCACCCCGGAGAAGTACCGCCGCCTGGCCGCGCTCACCACAGGGTTGGCGGCCCGCACCCCTCGGAAGGATCACCCCTGATGCCGACCCTGCCCGACACCGAACCCGCGCTCGTGGACGCCCTCAACGCTCTCGGCGACACCTACGGCCCCCTCGGTGTGGCGCTGGCTGCCGCCCACCTGTCCGACCCCAAGGTGGTCGCCCGCCGTCTCACGAACCCGGACGAGCCCACACCGCCGCCTCTGGACGGTGACGCACCAGCCCCGACCACCACGGCCGCCCTGTTCACCGGCTACTACCGGGAGCTGGTCGCTGGTGGGATGCCCCGAGACCTCGCGAAGCAGCTCGTGGCCACGGCCGCCACCCACGACCGCCACCCGCACGTCCACCCCGCCGCGCTGGCCGCCGCCAACGCAACCCGGGAGCGTGCGCTGGCCTCGGCCCCCGAGCCCGTGAAGACGCCCGTCCGCAAGAGGGCCCCGAAGCCGAAGGGCATGGGCCCCCACCCGTCCGCGCGGGAACGCCGCGGCCCGCTGATCGACCTGAACATCCAGGGGACTCCTCACCCGGCCCGGTCCGCTCGCCGTGTGGGTGAGGCCCTGAGCGACGCCATGCTGAGGGAGCGCTGGTGACCGACCACCCCACAGTGCCCGCCGCATGGCGCACCCCCGGCCTCACCCCGGAGAACATCCCGCTCGGCCCCCTGTACCCCACCGTCCAGCTCACCACGGACCACGGCGACCACACCGTCACCCGGAACGGGTACATCGACCCGACCAGCGTCCACCTGGACGAGAACAACCGGCTCGTATGCACCGTCCACGTCGAGACCCTGCCCGGGGAGCAACAGCCCTCCGAGCTGGTCACGTTCGCGTCGATCGGCCCGTCCGGGTTCGCCCCCGACACGGAGCAGCCTTCCGGGACTGTCGCGCACACCTTCGCCCTCACCGGGCCCGCCGCGGACAGGATCGCCGGGCCAGTCTCCGTGGGAGAGGAGCAGCCCTGATGGTCGAGGTGTTCATCGCCCCGCCGGGGACCGACCCCACCGAACCCGGGTGGTCGTGGCTCGGCACCACAGAGGACCAGGCCAGTCAGCGGCCCTTCACCCTCCGACGAGTCGCCGCGGTGTTCGACGTCCCCCTGAACCTCATCACCCCTGAGGAGACCACTCCTGATGGCCCGACCCCCTGAGACGTACACCGTCATCGGCCGGTTCTCTGTGGCCCTCGGCCGCCGGTTCCTGCCCTTCCGGCTCGGCCGGTACCCGGTCACGGTCCCGCTCATCCCCGACCCGAACCGGCCCGGTCACCTCAAACCCGGGGACCACCGGCCCGCCCTTGCGAAGGCCCTACGCCGTATGGCGGACGACCTCGACGCTCTCGCTCGGGAGGAACCGACCTGATGGCTCACCCCATCGGCACGGTCTCCCTGAACGGCGACCGCGTCACCCTCGACACCCCGGCCGGGGAGTACATCATCGACCGCGGCACTCTCACCGCCCCGGTGGGGGAGGATGCCGCCCGCCGGGTGTTGGCCGGCCCCATGCTCCCGAAGGCGGCGACGCTGCTCCGGGAGGCCGCTGACCACCTGGACGCCCTGCACACCGAACGCATGGAGCGGCTACCTCACCGGCGGGGGTGCTGATGGCCCGCCTTGAACGCCTCCCCGACCCGCCCACCCACACCCTCCACCTCACCGGCACCGAGCTGTACGCTCTCGGCCGGGCACTCTGGGCCGGGGTCCGAGACACGGACACACCCGACAACGTCCGCGCCGCCCAGGCCGGGATCATGCTCGCCATGGAAAGCCCCACCTTCCACGAACGCACCGCGACCCTCCTGGAGGATGCTGGCGCCCCGCTGCCCCCGGACGGCGAACGCACCTGGTGCACCCTTGTTCTAGGCCCCGCGAACGGCCTCAGGGTGTACGTCACCCCGAAGGACCAGGAGGTGTTTGCGCGACCGCTGGTCGACGGTAGGAAGCACCGGTACGTCCGCAACCCTGACAACCCGGCCGTGTTCACCCACCAGGGGTGACAAAGGACGCCCCACGGCCACGCGGATCATCCCGACATGGGTGACAACCACCCGAGAAGAGACACCACGAGCGCGGCCACCGCAATACCAATGCTGATCCATGTCCGGACCCGGTTTGCTCGGTTCTCCCGGCGGGCTTCCACCATGTCAGCTTCGGCCTTCTCCCGAGCAGCGCGCTCGCTGTCCCTCTGGGCCAACAGCAACGCAACCGACGCTCGGGTCTCGTCTGACGCGCCGTCCAAGCTGATCACCCCAGCACTGGTCACAACCTGCTTGACCGGGTTCTTCGGCCTCACAGACACATCGACGCTCCCCCCGAACCCCACGCGGGCGGCGGCGCTACCGGTGCGCTGCTCCTGGGCTTCGTCACTCACACGTACCTCCTTCTGGTTGAGGGTGGGACGGCACCCGCCTGGTACAGGTTCCGGAAGGGGGTGGCCGTTGCCTTCCCGCCCCCGACAGCCATGCAAGACCCCCGGCTGCCCGGAGAAAGCCCGACCCGGCAAACCCACCTGTACCGAATGCCGAACCCGCACGAACCGGGACCTGAGACAACGCCGCGGCCACTCCACCGCCCAGGGGTACGGCAGAGGTCACCGGCAACGGTTCCGCCCCGGGGTGTTGAAGCGGGACCGCATCTGCCGCATCTGCAAGAAGGCCGAGGCCACCATCGCTGACCACCACCCGCTGGACCGCAAGACGCTGGTGGCCATGGGGTTGGACGCCGACAACCCCGAGTACGGGCGGGGCCTGTGCGAACCCTGCCACAACCGGTACACCGCCTCCACGAACCCGGGGGGCTGGTACAAGGGCGCCCCCTGGTAACCCCACCCCCCTACCAGGGGCACCACCCCCCGGGCACCCCACCCACCCCGGGGTCACCCCGCACCCAACCCCCGCAGCCCGGGGACACCACCCGCCGAGAGGGGAGGAGAACACCCCGTGCGCCACCCCTGCCCCACCCCCGGGTGCCCCCACACCACCCCCACCCGAACCACCCGGTGCGACCACTGCACCCGACGCACAGGACGAGCACACCGCATCACCCTCGTCTGCGGGCCACCCTGCGCCGGGAAGAACACCTACGTCACCCAGCACGCCCAACCCGGCGACCTGGTCGTAGACCTCGACGCCCTCTACCGCGCGATCAACGCCAACCCCACCCGGGCCGACCACGACCAACCCGCCAGCCTCACCCCCTTCGCCCTCGACGCCCGCGACACCATCCTCCACCGGCTACTCCACGGCGACCACAACCTCCGCGCCGCCTGGATCATCCACTCCGCACCCAACCCAGCGACGCGAGCCGAATGGAAAGCTCGCGGCGCAAAAGTCGTGATGATCAACGCGAGCCTGGACACGCTCACCCACAGGGCACACCGGCAGCGCCCCACCGCATGGGTTGATCACATCCACGACTGGCACCGCCGCTACCAGCCCGGCCACGTCGACCAGACAGTCACCACCGGGTAACCACCCCCACCACCCCACCCCCACACAACCCGCCCCGTAAAACCGCAGGTCAAAGCCCGAACCCCACCCCGGCACCCCACCCAAGGGGGGAGGGGGGTTCAAATCGCTCTGACCTGGGATAACGCCGGGCGCGCGGGTGACTCTCTGAGCACGCCGACGAGTTTCCCGAAAAATATCCGGCCGGAAGGAGGTGGCGGCCGTGGGCAAGCGAGGCCCCCGCGAGAAACCCACCTCCCTCAAGCTCCTCGACGGCACCCGCCGCGACCGGATCAACACCGACGAACCCCTCCCCGGGCAGGGCACCATCGCCCCGCCCGGGTGGCTGGTCGCTCTCCACAACCAGGCCGACCCCGCGTCCCCCTACGAAACCGCCCTGGACGTGTGGAATCGGCTCGCCCCCGACCTCGAAGCGAAGATGGTCCTCACCCCATGGGATGTCGACACGTTCGCGGTGTGGTGCGACGCCGTTGTCCGCCACCGCGAAGCCGTTGACGAGATCACCCAGTACGGGGTCATGGTCGTCGGCCAGAAGGGCGAGCGGGTCAAAAACCCGGCCGTCCAGATCGCCCGCGACTACGCGGAGACGATGACCCGCATCGGTGCCCGCTTCGGCCTCACCCCCTCGGACCGTGCCGGTCTGAAGATCGACCGGGAGGAGGTCAGGGGTGGAGCCGAACGATTCCTCTCCTGACCTGCCCGCGTGCTCCTGGACCCATGACGGCCTGACCTGCCCCGAGCAGGGCAACCACTTCTGTACCCCGCGCGCGAACCACGCCCAGGGGTTCATCGAAGAGGTCCTGGTGCACACCAAGGGCACCTACGCGCGCAAGCCGTTCATCCTCACCGACTGGCAGCGCGACGACATCGTCCGGCCCTTGTTCGGGCAGGTTCGCTGGTCCGACGAGTACCAGGACTACGTCCGCCAGTACTCCACGGCGTGGATCGAACTGGCCCGCAAGAACGGCAAGTCCGAGATCCAGGCCGCGATCATGCTGTACCTGCTCGTGGCGGACGGTGAGGAAGAAGCCGAACTGTACGGGTGCGCCCGCGACCGCGACCAAGCCAGCCTGGTGTTCAACGTCGCCAAGCGCATGGTGCAGCTCTCACCGGTGCTGTCGCGCCGGTTGCAGGTCAAGGACGCCAACAAGCGCATCGTGGACCCGAAAACCGCGTCGTTCTACCAGGTGATCGCCGCCGACGCGGCCGGAGCCCTGGGCTACAACCCGCACGGGGTTGCGGCCGACGAGATCCTGGCGTGGCGCAAGCGGGACCTGTGGGACGCCATGGAGACCGGTATGGGTTCGGGGGCCCGCCGACAGCCGTTGATGATCGCGGCGACCACCGCAGGCAACGACCCGACCAGCTTCGCGGCGAACATGCACAACGAGATGCAGCGCATCTTCGACATGCCGGACCGGTCGGCGCACACGTTCGTGTACCTGCGCAACACCCCGGAGGACGCGGACCCGTGGGATGAGGCGACGTGGAAGATCGCGAACCCCGCCCTGGGGGACTTCCTGTCGATCGAGAAGTTCCGGCAGGCCGCATCGGACGCACGGAACGCCCCGGAGAAGGAGAACGCGTTCCGCCAGTTCCGTCTCAACCAGTGGGTGCGCCAGTCCACCCGGTGGATGCCCATGCACCTGTACGGGGAGAATCCCGGCGAGGTGTGGTCCCACCCGGACCAGGCGCGCGAGGAGCTGGCGGGCCGGGAAGCCTACGGCGGCCTCGACCTGTCCGCGAAGTTCGACCTGACCGCGTGGTGTGTGCTCCTTCCCCCGGAGGAGAAGGGCGGCCCGGTCGATGTGCTGTGGCGGTTCTGGTTGCCCGAGGACGCCTTGCCGAAGCTCGACGAGGAGAACGACGGCGCGTTCACCCGGTGGGCTGAACAGGGCTGGTTGACCATCACCGAAGGCAACATCATTGACTACGACCGGGTGTACGAGGACATCGGCGAGGACGGCGAACACTTCGCGTTCCGTGCCGCGCACGCCGATGAGTGGTCGATGTGGCCGGTCATCAACAAGGTCGCGGACCTTACCGGCCTGGACCCGGAAGAGGGCGAGATCGTCGCGTACAAGAACACCTACGACCGGATGACGCCGGGGTTGAACGAGGTCATGGCGTTGGTGAAGACCCGCCGGTTCGCGCACCACGGCAACCCGGTCGCGTCGTTCTGCTTCGACAGTGTCGAGGTGCGGCGCGCCCCGTACAACCCGGACCTGATCCGCCCGGACAAACCGGAGCGGGACAAGTCCGGGAAGCGCATCGACGGTGTTCCGGTGGCGGCGATGGCCGCGAACGCGATGGTCCTCAACGCCGACACCGGCGAGGGTTACCGGTCCGCTTACGAAGACCGCGGCCTCACCGTCGCCTAATCCGCCGGTACGAGGATGGATCGGAGCATCGCACCGGCCGGGGTCAGAACGAACCGGTCGCCTTCCTGCGTGTACGCGAAGCCCTTCAACGCGGTGTCGGGCACCTGCTCGGCCGTGTCGTCCTGGAACGCGTCCAGCTCGGCACGGTGGGGGAGTACCGGCATCTGGTTGATGGGCATGTTCACCGGCCCGTCCTGCCACGCCCACACGCTCACCATCGGACGTAGCTCTTGGAGAGCGCCGGCCGCGTGGAGCACGTGTGCGTCCAAGCTGCCACCGTCGTTGGGCACGTTGATGGTGATCGGCCAACGCGGCGTGTGATCGTGCAGCAACCGCAGGAGCGCGCCCATTTGCCGCCATGGCCCGTTGGTGAACTCGGCCAGATCGAGCAACACCAGCGACCTCAGGTCGATGGTCGGGCCGAGGTGGGTGTCAGGAGTGATCTCGTGTAGGACCTGCTCGGGTTCCTCGCCTTTGTGTGCCAGGAACGTCTCCATGGCGGTGTCCTTGTCGGCTGCCCCGTTCACCCCAACCACAATTAGGGGTTCTGCGGGGGCCACGGCCACCATTGGGACGCCGGACTTTTCGTTCACCAGCATCACATGGACTGACAACAGGGGCCTCCGCTCACAGGGGTTTCAGGGGGTTCCAGAGTCCTTCTCGGACAGTAGCGGACCCCACCAGCGCCCACCACCGGTTCGGCCAGTCCAGGCCGCTTTCTAGAACCGCGGGCTCACTGTCGCGTGACGAACCGGCCTTTGCCTCGCACGACCGTGACGAGCCCGGCCCCTTCCAACGCCGCGAAGGCGTGCCGGGCCGTCATCCGCGACACCCCGTACTCACGCTGAACATCCGCCTCGGACGGCAGCGCGTCATCCGGGGCCAGCTCCCCGCTGGTGATCCGCCTCCGTAGATCACGGGCGATCACCCGGAACGGTGCGCTCGCCTTCACCGGCAACTCCCCGCGCTCCTGGGCGGTGCACACCACACGGCCCGAACCCGGGCGAGCCCGAACCCGGCGGTCCTTCTCCAACTCCGCCAGCGCCCGCCGAACGGTCGTGCGCGACACCCCGAACTCGGCCATCAACGCCGACTCGGACGGGACCGGGGCCCCTGGGGTGAGCTGCCCCGACTCGATCCGGGCGGTCAGCTCCTTAGCGATCGCCCTGTAGGTGCCCCACTCCGCCCGCTGCCCCGACACGCTCATGCGCCCAACGTACCGGGCCAACCCAACCAGAGAAGGGGGGTGGCCCGCGTTGTTTGCCTGGCTCCGCCTGCTCCTCCGCCGTGAGGTCGTCGTGAACCTCCACGACGGCACGGGATTCCGCGGGGTCCTCTACCGCAAGGCCGGTGGCCTCGTGGAACTCCGCAACGCCGAACGCCTCGAACCCGGCCTGCCACCGGCCCAGTGTGACGGGGCGGTCGTCCTCGAACGGTCCCAGATCCTGTTCTGGCAGGTGGTGCCGTCGTGAGCATCATCGTGTCCGGCGGGAAACTCGAACAGGTCCGCGACCACGGCGGGTACACGCTCCCGGCCGCGATCCAGCTCGGCAACACCTGGGTGGAGTACGGGCAGATCTTCGACGCCCAACCGCAGGTGCAGACCGTGGTGTCGTTCCTGGCGCGCAACATCGCCTCGTTGACGTTGCACGCCTACGAACGCCGGTCCGACACCGACCGGGCCCGGCTCACTGACCACCCGCTCCCGAAGGTGCTCCGCAACCCGCTCCCCGGGCGGAAGCTCACCAGGTACCAGCTGTTCTACCGGATCGTCGCTGACCGGGCCATCTACGACGACGCGTTCGTGGTCAAGCTCCGCGACGGCAACGGGAAGGTCATCGGCCTGCTGCCGGTACCCCGCCCGTGGGTGACCCCCGACAAGGGGACGTGGATCGAACCCGCCGAGTACGTGGTGGCCGGGACCGTGCGTGTCCCGGCTGAGGACATGATCCACCTGCACGGGTACGCCGTCGACTCGCTGTGGCACGGCACGTCCCCGATGGGGGCGCTCAGGAACATCCTCCTGGAGGAGTACGAGGCGAACCGGCACCGCCAGCAGATGTGGCGGAACGGGGCCCGCACCTCCGGGTTCATCCAGCGCCCGCAGATGAAGGGCAAGGACTGGTCGGAGGAGGCCCGCACACGGTTCCAACGCGAGTTCCGTGACCTGTACACCGGGGAAGGCGCAGACGCCGGAGGGGTGCCGGTCCTGGAAGACGGGATGACCTACGTCCCGGCCGGGCTCGACCCGCGGGCAGCCCAGTACATCGAGGCGCGCAAGCTCACCCGCGAAGAGGTCGCCGCCGCTTACCACATCCCGCCCCCGTTGGTGGGCATCCTCGACCACGCCACGTTCTCCAACATCCGTGAGCAGCACAAACAGCTGTACCAGGACACGTTGGGCCCGTGGCTGGTCGACATCGACGAGGCGTTGGAGATCCAGCTCGTCCCCGAACTCGCGGACCCCGACCTGGTGTACCTGGAGTTCGACATCCGGTCGAAGCTGAACGGTGCGTTCGAGGAACGGGCCGCCGCCGCATCGTCGGCTGTGGGTGCCCCGTGGATGACCGTGAACGAACAGCGGGCGTTGGACAACCTGCCCGCCATCCCCGGCGGGGACGAACTGATCACCCCGCTCAACGTGACCAAGGGCGGGCAAGCGTCCCCCCGCGACTCGGCGCCGGACCCAGCGGACACCGCGAAGACGACCAACCCGCCCCGGGTGAAGGCCCGCACCGTCCACCTGAAGATGGCCCCGCCCGAACACGCGGTGAACCAGGCGGAGAAGGAGCTGGCCCGGTTCTTCGACCGGCAGGCCCGCTCCCTCAGTTCCCTGCTCGGCGCTGCGAAGGCCCGCGGGCACCTGACCAAGGAGTCCGCGGCCTCGGTGAACTGGGACCGGTGGGAGGGCGAACTGGCCCTGGTCCTGACCCAGGTCAACCTGGCCACCGCCGCGCAGGCCGCTCGCGCCGCGTTGGAGGAGATGGGTGCCGACCCGGCCGACTACGACCCGGAGGCCACCGCGTTGTGGCTGATGGACAACGCGGCTGCGCAGGCACAGGCGACCACGGACACCTCCCGTATCCAGGTCGAGGAGGCGTTGGACGCGGAGGACCCGGCGGAGGCGTTGAAGGCCCTGTTTGCGGCGTGGGGGACGTCCCGTGCCGCTGAGTTGGCGCACCGCCACACCCAGCACATCACCGGCTATACGTCGGTGAAGGAAGCCCGCAAGGTGTTCGGGTCCTCAGCGCGGAAGACGTGGCGGACCACGTCCCGCAACCCCCGGTCTTCGCACGTGCGGATGAACGGGCAGACCGTGCCGATCGACAGCAAGTTCTCTAACGGCGGCCGGTGGCCCGGCGACAGCCTGTTGTCCGCCCGTGAGGCCGCGAAGTGCAAGTGCATGTTGTCGATCACCGGCATCCCCGAAACCGACGATCCCGGCACCGTGCCGGACGAGGAGTAACCACACGATGATGCGCACGAAGTCCGTGCCCGTCCAGATCAAGGCCGCGGGGGAGCACGAGGGCACCGAGAACGGTGTTGTCGAGGCGATCGTCGCGACCTACGACAAGGACTCGGTGGGGGACAAGATCGCCCCCGGGGCGTTCACGAAGACCCTGGAGGAGTGGGCGGCGTCCAAGGACCCCATCCCGTTCATCTGGTCGCACGACTGGTCCAACCCCGACGCGCACATCGGCGTGATCGAGGAGGCCAAGGAAACCAGTGAAGGGCTGTGGATCAAGGCCCGCGTCGACCTGGAGGAGCCGTTCGCCGCGAAGGTGTACCGGCTGTTGAAGGGCCGCCGGGTCAAGCAGTTCAGCTTCGGCTACGAGGTCAAGGAAGGCGCCTACGTCGACCTGAAGAACGACGATGGTTCCTACTCGGGGTTCTACGAGCTGCGGGAGCTGAAGCTGTTCGAGGCCGGCCCCTGCCTGGTCGGCGCGAACCAGAACACGAGCCTCGGCGTGGTGAAGGCCGCGGACACCGGTCTCACGGAGGACCGGGTGCGGGCGATCGTCGCTGAGGTGCTGGCTTCCAAGTCCACCCCGGACCCGGAACCCGCCCCGACCGGCCCTGACCCGGAACCGGAACCCGCCCCGGAACCCACCGGCCCGGCCACCGCGGACCCCGAACCCGCCCCGGAACCCGAGCCCACCCCGGACACCCCCGGATGGGACACCATCACCACCGCCCTCGCGGCGCTCTCCGACCAGGTCAAGCACCTCACCGACCAGCTCGCCCAGCAGCCCACCCCGGCACCGGAACCGGCCGCCACCGACGACGCCCCCACGGGTAAGTCGGCCGCGCCCGAACCCCCGGCCCCGGACCCGCTGCGCGCCCAGCTCGCCGACCTGACCGCCAACCTGGCCGACCTGTAACCCACCCCGAAACCCACACCATGCAGGCCACACCAGCCCCGCCACCCTCCCGGGTGTGCCCGGCCCCCGGTGCCGCCTCGCTCCTTCCCACGGAACGAGGAAAACCGTATGTCCCGGAAGACCCTGGACGAACTGAAGACCGAACTCCAGGTCCACGCCAAGGCCGCCTCCGACATCAGCGACGCCGCCGACGCCGCGGGCCGCGACTTCACCGACGACGAGCGCGCCACCGTCCAGCGCCACATCGAGGCGGGCGTGGAACTCGCCAAGCAGATCAAGGCCCGGCAGGGAGACAACGCTCTCCGCGACGCCCTGAAGGAATTCGAAGGCGTCGAGTACGAGCCCGGCGGTGAGCGCCAGGAGCCGCGCGGCAAGAACGACCTGGGCGGTAAGAGCCTGGGTGCGCACTTCACCGAGTCGGCCGAGTTCAAGGACCTGCTCGCCCAGAAGACCGGCCAGCACTTCAACTCCAACCAGCGCATCAACTCCCGCCCGGTGGCGTACAAGGACCTGCTGACCGGCGGCGACCGCACCAGCGCGGGTGGCCTGGTCCGCCCCGACTACCGGGGCCTCCAGCTCGGTTTGGACCCGTTCATGCGCCCGCTCACCATGCGGGACCTGGTGACCGGGGCGACCACCACCTCGGACACCATCGAGTACACGTACATCGACGCTGTCACGAACCGGGCCGAGTTCGTCGCGGAGTCCACCAGCGTGAACACCCCGGCCGAGCAGACCCCGGCGAACGGTGTCAAGCCGCTGTCCGGGTTCACCACCAAGAGCGAGTCGACCACGGTCAAGACCATCGCGCACTGGTTCGCGCTGACCCGCCGGGCCCTGTCCGACGTCGCCCAGGTCCGGTCCCTGGTAGACGCCCTCCTCCGCTACGGCCTGGAGGAGAAGATCGACCGGGAGATCATCAACGGCGACGGGTCCACCTCCGACTCGCTGCGCGGTATCGCCCACACCCCCGGCGTGCAGGTCCTCACCGTGAACGCGGGCACCATGGACCCGGTCCGCGCGAACATCGAGGCCATCCGCCGGGCGAAGACCATGACCCGGCTCGGCGCCCGCGCCCAGTCCAACGGTGTCGCGGTCAACCCCAGCGACCTGGAGAACATGGACCTGGTCAAGGACAACGAGGGCCGGTACATCCTCGGTGGTCCGGTGGCGGCCGGGGGCACGAACACCCTGTGGAACCTGCCCGTGGTGGAGAACGAGGCCGTCCCCCAGGGTGAGCTGTTCGTGGGTGACTGGTCCAAGGCGGTCCTGTACGACCGCGAGGAAGCCTCCATCACCGTCACGGATTCGCATAGCGACTTTTTTGTTCGCAATATGGTTGCCGTTCTCGGTGAGTGCCGTGTGGCCCTTGCTGTTCTTCAGCCGAGCGCGTTTGTGCGGGTTGAGCTGGCGGCCTAGAAGTCCGTTTATGTCGGGGTTTTGGGGTAGAATGTGAAGCGCCCCGGGGAGTGTTGGTAGCACTTTTCCCGGGGCTTGCCGAACCATTCTGACCTGACCAGAAGGCCCGACTGTGATCCAGTATAAGGCGTGTGCACGCTGCAAGGAAACCAAGTCGTTCGATGACTTCCCGAATGGGAAGCGGTGGAGCGACGGGAAGTTCCCGTACTGCCGGGAGTGCAAGCGCGCGGCTAGCAACGCTTCCCACGCGAAGCACCGCGAGAAGCGCAACGCCAAGGCCCGCGCTCGCTACGAGGCCGACCCGGAACCGTACAAGGCACGTGCTCTCGCCTGGTACGCAGCGAAACCTGATGAGGTGAAGCGCCGCGCGATTGAGTGGGCGAAGGCTAACCCTGCCCGACGCCGTGAGATCCGCCTCGCCTCAGGGCGTCGAAGGTACGCGCTCAACCCCGAGCAGAAGCGGGAAGCGTGGCGTCGCCGTCACGCGGCCATCCGCAAGGGCGTCGCCGTCTACCAGTTCACCCACGAAGACATCGCGGCGAAGGTCGCGTACTGGAATGGGAAATGCTGGGTGTGCGGTATCAAGTATGAGGCGATCGACCACGTGAAACCGCTGAATAAGGGCGGACCTCACATGCTGGCTAACCTGCGGCCTATCTGCACTCCGTGCAACACCCGCAAAAGCGATAAGTGGCCTTTCGTGCCAGTGTAAATAAGACCACATGAAAAGCCCCGGAAGGTTCGCCTCTCCGGGGCTTTCCTGTTGAAGGAGGAACCTCGTGCCCAATCCGGGCTACCAGTCCGAGTTCCAGGGCGCCCTCCGTTCCGCGACGTCCCCGGCTGACGCTGCCGGTCTGCTCGCGGGGGTTGCGGTCGCCGACATCCCCGACCCGGCTTCCGCTACCGCTGCGGACGTCGCCGCGAAGGTCAACGAGATCCTGGCCAGCCTCCGCACGGCCGGGCTCATCGCGGCGGAGTAACAGGGTGTTCACCCGACAAAACCGGGGCCGGTGCCTGGTGTGCGCAGCCGACCATGCGTCGTGCGGCACCCCCGGCCCCGGCCCGTCTGTGACCCACGAACCAGGGGAGGGGGTGACACCCATGCCCAACGGCAAGCTCACCGTCTACGAGGTGACCGTCAACGGCGGTTTCAAGACGAAGATGCAGCTCACCGAGGACGAAGCCCGCAAGCGCGGCCTGATCCCCGACGAGCCCACCGACACCAAGCCGACCGGCCGCCGCACCAAGACGGCCACCACCAAGGAGGGGGACAAGTAGATGGACCCCTCCTGGCCGGTGCTGGCCACCGTCGAGGACTGGCCCCGGTTCACTGAGGCCCGCCAATCCGACCACGCTGAACACCTGCTGGCCGCCGCGTCAGCGAACATCCAAGACTGGTGCGGGTGGCCGATCGCCCGGTACACGGCGGCAGGGGAGGAGTACGACGGTCGGGGCGGCCGGGTCCTCACCCTGCACACCATGCGCCTCCACGAGGTGACCGGTGTGCGGGTGGACGGGGCCCCGGTGGAGTTTCGGGTGTCGCGCCGGTACGGGCAACTCGAACGCGTCGGCGGGCACTGGCCGGTGGGGTTCGGAAGGATCGAGGTCGACTACACCGCCGGGTACACGCCGACCCCGCCCAACCTCGTCCAGTTGTGCGTCGAGGTGGCCGCGCGGGGCGCGAACATCCCGATCAGTGTCGCGTCGGAGACCGTGGACCGTAGGACAGTCCGGTTCCGGGCCGCCGTGGAGCTGTCCGAGTTCGACCACGCCGCCCTGTCCGCGTACCGGCTGGGACCGAAACCATGACCGGCATCTGGGGGGACACCGTCACCCTGGTCCGCCGCGTCGTGGTGGGCCGGGACCGGTACGGCAACGACGTCTACGACGAAACCCGCGAAACCATCACCGGGTGCTCCTGGCAGCCCCTCGACTCAGCAGAACGCGCCGACCAAACCCAGGACCAGACGGTCATGTACTACGACCTGTACATCCCCGGCCTGGACGTGGACGTGGACGCCGTGGACGCCTTCGAACACGACGGGGTGCGCGCCGAACGCGCCGAGGTGCACGGGCCCGCGTCCTACAACCGGTCCGCGTCCGGCCTGCTCGACCACATCGCTGTCCGACTCCAGCAGATCAAGGGGTGACACCGGATGAAACCGCAACGCCCCGGCGAAGTCGTCCGCCTCTCCTACACCGGTATCGGCGACGCCATGCGCGAGGACGGTGTGCAGGAAGCCGCAGCGAAGCGGGCCCGCGACATTGCCCGCAACGCGACCGCGCTCGCACGCGGGGTGGGGATCGACGCCACGTTCACCGTGGAGGAATCGGTGCGCCCCCGGGGTAAGGGCAAGGGTCGCCCGCAGGCGCAGGTCCGCGCGGACACCGACGACGAGGAAGAGCGCGCCCACCTGCTGTCGCTCCTCCAAGCCGCTGGGAGGGTCGTGTGAACCTGGACCCGGACGCCCCGAACCTCCTCGCCACCGTCATGTCCTGGCACACCGAACAGGTTCCCGAGGTGCGGGCCGTCACCAAACGCCCGGCCGGGGCCCGTCTGGAGGAAGCCCTGGCGGTGGGGCCGCTGGTCCGGTTCGGCCCCCAACCCGGTGGCACTCGCACGTGGGCCGGGGACACCACGATGATCCTGGACGCCGACTGGTACGACACCGACATGGATGTCATCCAGGCCGCGGTGAAGGCGTCCGTCGCCGCGCTGGAGCGGTTGGCCACCCGGTTTCACGCTGGGGTGCTCGTGGATGACTGCGCTGTCCACTTGGAGCCGGGGACCGCGAAGCACGAGAACGACCAGATTCTCCGCTACTACGGGGCGTTCCGGGTGACGTCGCGCTCCTGACCCCAGCCGCGCCCGCTGCGCTCCTGAACCCCGGCCTGCCGCGCCCACCGGACGCCTGAACACCCGGCCTCCGCGCGCCCCACCACCCAACCCGCAACACCCCCACGCCTCCGCGCGGTGGGGGTGTTCCGTATCCCCAAAAGGAGGTGGCCCCCGTTGGCCACTGTCGAGTCCCAGTACACCGTCACCAAGTCGGCGGTGTTCAAGGGCCTATTCGTGGCGGTGTTCGTCGCTGACGCCACCACCCCACTCCCTGCTGAGCTGTTCGACGCGGACGGCAACCTCAACCCGCTCGGCGCGGGCTGGTACCCGGTCGGGTACCTCACCGAGGACGGCATGACGCACTCCCGTGCGCGTGACATCACCGAGACCATGGCCGCCCAGGAGGCCGCCAGCATCCGGGACGACGTACAGGCCGACACGTCCACCTCCCAGATCACCATGCTCGAAACCAGCCCGGTCGCGATCGCCCTGTACGAGGGCCTGCTGTTCGACCAGCTCGGCACCACCCTGGGCACGCCCCTCGCGTGGTCCAAGGACTCCGTGCCGAAGGTCATCGAACGCCGGTGGCTGTTCATCGCGGTCGACTTCTCCAAGGCCACCGGTGCGGAGAAGATCCGTGCCCGCCTGTACCCGTCCGGCGCGGTCACTGACCTGGGCGACGAGGTCGAGAACCGGTCCGACGCCAAGGGGTACGAGATCACCGTTAAGGCGTACAAGGACTCCGAGGTCAACACCGACGTCCTGCACTGGATGGACGGCCCCGGGTGGCGGGAGCTGGCCCCGGACCCGGCCCCTTCTCCCTGACGGTGGCCCCGGGAAGCACCTCAATTGAGGTAGGGGCCACCGACCAGTTGACCGCGACCCTCACCTACACCAACGCGTCCACCGAGGACGTGACCGGTGCCGCGTCGTGGGTGTCTGACGACCCCGCTGTGGCGACTGTCGACTCGGCGGGTCTGGTGTCCGCTGTCGGTGAGGGAACCGCGACGATCACCGCCACCCACTCCGGGCTGTCGGACACCTGCCTGGCGACCGTGCCCGCCCCGTAGACAACCCGCCTACCCGATACCGAACCCGGCCGGTGGCCCACGGGGGTGAGCCCCACCGGCCGGGTTCCATGCCTGACCCCGTCTTGGGGTCGGCTCGCCCCCGCGCTCACCCCACCCCACTCTGGAGACGATCCCTCATGGCCGAGGCCAAGAACCGCAAGACCCGCCGCACCCTCGCCGCTGTCCGCAACAAGTACGCGGAGAAGCTGGAGCTGGAGTCCGCGGCCAACCCCGTCGTCCCCTTCGACGGTGAGGACGGCAACACCTACAGCTTCCCCCACCCCCTGTTCGCCAACGACGAGTGGACCGAGCAGGTGGACGCCGCCGACACCACCGCCGGGAAAGCCAAGGCGATCCTCGGTGAGGAGCAGTACGAGCAGTTCCGCAAGCACCCCGACCACCGGGACGCCGACATCATGCTGATGTTCCTGGAGGTCAACCAGGCCACGCAGGGGCAGCTCACTGACGGGGGCCCTACACGGTCCTAGACCTGCTGGGGGACTCCCCCGAACAGGTCGAAGCGGTCGAGGCCGCACTGGTAGCCGAGTACGGGGGCCGTGACTGGCTCGGCGACTACATGGCCACCCTGCACGCGGACCTGACCGGAGATGACCCGCCGCCCGGGGGCCGGGTCACCCTCCGCCAGTTGCGTGTCCTGATCGAGCACCTTCCCCCCACCTCGGCCGCGCACCGCACCGCGCGGGGCCACGCATGGACCGACACCGAGTATCTGCTCGCGGTCATCGCGGACGCCGTCAGGGACCACGCCACGGTCACGGTCGCCGCCAACAGCAAGAACCCCCGGTCGGTGAAGCGCCCCGACCCGCTACCTCGCCCAACCGACCAGGCCGAGGAAGCCCGCAAGGCCGCCGAGGCCGAGGAAGCAGCGAAGCGGATGCGGCACATGGTGGGCCGCCTCACCCCCGATTTCCAGCACCTGTTTTAGAAGGGGGTCCCTGGTGGCCACCACCGTTGGTGCCGTCTGGCTCAACGTCCTCCCGTCCATGCGCGACTTCACGAAGAAGCTGACCGGGGACGCCACCGACGCCGCCGCGAAGGCCGCGAAGATGTCCGGGTCCAAGCTCGGGGCGGGCATCGTGGACGAAGCCTCCAAGGAGGTCAAGAACACCAGCGCGAAGGCCGCCCGCCAGGCGGGGGAGAAGGTCGCTGACGAAGCCGCGTCGGCGGCCACGAAGAAACTCCCGAAGGAACTCGGTAAGACCGGCGACACGGCAGGCCGGGCGTTGGGTGACGCCCTGACCAGGTCCACCACGACGGCCACCCGGGACGTGGTCGCAGCGGTCACCAAGACCACCGAACGCACCCTCCCCGCAGCCATGTCCGCCCAGGCGGGGAAAGCCGGTGAACAGGCCGGGGCCGCGATGTCCCGGGCCATGGCCTCCTCGTACCAGACGCCCACCGGCGGGTTCACGGGGTGGGTGTCCTCGGCTACGTCGGCCGCTCGGGAAGCCGGGGCGTCCGCCGCGTCCGCTCTCAGCTCTACGTTCTCGTCGGCCGGTCCCGCGATCACCACGGCCCTGACCGGCGCTGTGGGCGGTGCGATCGCTGCCGCGTCCCGCGAAGGGGTCGCCCAGGCCGGGGCTGCGTGGTCGTCGGCCGGTGCGGCGATGGCCGCCGCCGGGCAGCAGACCACCGCGTCTCTGTCGGTGCCGATGGCGGCGTTCGGCGCGATCACGCTGAAGACCGCGGGCGACTTCGAGCAGCAGATGAACCGGGTCCGTGCCGTGTCGGGTGCGACCGGCGCCGAATTCGACAGCCTCAACAGCTTGGCCCAGGAGTTGGGCGCGTCCACCCAGTACTCGGCGTCTGAGGCTGCGGACGCCATGGGGTTCCTGGCCATGGCCGGGTTCGAGGTTGACGAGATCTTGTCGGCTCTGCCCGGCACGTTGGACCTGGCTGCTGCGGGTGCGATCGACCTCGCTGACGCGGCGGACATCGCCTCGAACATCCTGACCGGGTTCGGGTTCGAAGCGGAAGAACTGGCCCGGGTCAACGACATCCTCACGGCGACGTTCACCAACTCGAACGTCAACATGACCCAGCTGGGCTACTCGTTCAAGTACATCGGCCCTGTTGCGAACTCGGCCGGGTTGCAGTTCGAGGAACTGGCTGCTGCGGTCGGCTTGCTGGGCAACGCCGGTATCCAGGGCGAGATGGCCGGTACCGCGCTGCGTGGCGGTATCAGCCGACTGCTGAAGCCCACCGGGGCGGTCGCGGACACCCTGGACATGCTCGGGGTGTCCGTCCAGGACTCGGCCGGGAACATGCGGTCCCTCACCGACATCTTCGCCCAGCTCGAAGAGGCCGGGGCCACCACCGCCGACATGCTCACCATCTTCGGTCTCGAAGCGGGCCCGGGGATGATGGCGCTCCTGGAGCAGGGGTCGGGCACCCTGTCCGACTTCACCACGGAGTTGGAGAACGCCGGGGGCACCGCCGGGCGGATCGCGGACATCCAGATGGAGGGCCTGAACGGCTCCCTGAAGGAACTGCGGTCCGCGTTCGAAGGGCTGCTGCTCGCGATCGCGGACTCCGGGATGTTGGAGACCGTCACCGGCCGGGTCGAAACCCTGACCGGTGTCATCCAAGACCTGTCCGCCACCAACCCGGAACTGCTGAACACCGCTGCTGGGTTCGTTGGGTTCCTCGCCGCGATCGGCCCCATCTTGTGGATCGGCGGCCGGGTCGCGGGCACCATCGGCACGCTCACCACCGCTGTGCACTCGTCGGCGAAGTTCGTCGGCTTGGCCGTGGACGGGTGGAAGGGCGCCGGGACCGTGTGGGCGGCGGGGACACCGTTGGTCACCCGGCTCACCGCCGCGATCCGCACCCAGTACCTCGCGTTGAAGTTGCAGGCCGCGATGACCAACCGGTCCACGGCGGCAATGATCCTGCACAACACCTGGTCGAAGATCGTCCGTGGGGCCACGTTGGCGTGGCAGGGCGCCCAGTGGTTGCTCAACGCGGCGCTGAACGCCAATCCCATTGGGTTGGTGGTCATCGCGATCGCCGCCCTTGTCGCAGCGGCGGTCCTGGCCTACCACCACGTGGACGCCTTCCGCGTGTTCGTGGATGACCTGTGGGCCTCCGCGAAGGTCCTGATCGAGCAGCTGAAGCCGCTGGCGCCGGTGTTCCTCCGCATCGCGAAGGTCACCACGCTGATCGCGTTTGGCCCGCTGATCGCCGCGTTCCTGCTGCTCCGCACGGTGGTGCGCGCCGCCTGGCAGGTGCTGGAACCGGCGTGGGTGTGGCTGGTCGACTACTGGGATTCCACCCTGGGCCCCAAGGTCCGCGCGGTGGGGGACTGGTTCGTCCGCATGGGCGACCGGATCAGCGACGCGTGGGGCCGGCTGGTCGGCTTGTTCCGTGACCCGCCGACGTTCGGTGAGCTCGCGGACAAGCTGAAGGCCGTCGGGTCGGATGTCGCCGGGTGGTTCAAGGCCCGCGCTGCTGACGTGGGCGCGTGGATCAGTGACCTGCCCCGCCTCATCTGGGAGGGCGGCAGCGGCCTCGGAGAGTCCTTCCTGGGGCTCCTCCGAACGATCCTGGACCCGGCCACCCTCACCGGGATCGGTCAGGGTATCGCCGGGCACATCACCGGCGGGTTGGACTGGCTGCTCGACCAGGCCCAGCTTCTCCCCGGGAAGCTCCGCCCGAAGCTGGAGGCCGCGGCCACCGCTGTCGTGGAGTGGGCTCAGGCCCTCCCCGGCCGGATCGAAGCGAAGGTGTCCGACCTGGCCGGTCGGGTGTCGGATTGGGCTGCTGAGGTCGGTCCGCGCATCGTGGCGAAGCTGCGGGGTGCGGGCGAGGACATCGCTGCCTGGTTCAAGGCGTTCCCCGGGCGGGTCCGGGACTGGGTGGACATCGACGCCGTGGTGGCGTGGGCCTCCGAGATCCCGGGGCGTATCCGCGGCCTGGTCGACATCGACGCCGCCGTGGCGTGGGTGCTCGACATGAAGGACCGGGCCATTACCCGTTTGGGTGAGGTCGCCGTGTCCATCATGGAATGGGCGCGCGGTTTGCCGGACAAAATCCGGGGTTGGATCGACAATGCCGCGAAGGTCAAGGACTGGTTTGTTGAGTGGGGTCCGAAGATCCTCGCGGGTTTGGCTATCGCCGTTCTCGTGGTGGCTTTGGCGATCCCAGCGTTGTTCCTTTCTATTGGTGCGGCGATCCTTTTTGTTCTCGGCGTTATCGTCGTTGAACTCGGCCAGTGGCTTTGGGAAAAGTTCACTGGGCTGATGGAGACCGCTGCGGCAGCGCTCGCGGCGAAGGTTTCCTCTGTTGGCGCGAAATTCAGGCAGGTCCGTGATCAGGCTGTTTCGGCAGTCCTGAATTTGCGTGACCGGGTCCTGGGTTTCTTTGCGAATTTGCGCGACCGGTCCGTTGTCGCCGCGACCAGTTTGCGTGACCGTGTGACTGGTGCTTTCACGAACGCCCGTGACTGGGCTGTTGCCCGGGTGACGGGGTTGCGTGATCGTGCTGTGGCTGCGCTGGTGTCGGCTCGGGATCGTGGTGTTGCTGCGGTCCTGGGGTTGCGTGACCGGGCGACGTCGTTGGCGACGAACACCCGTGACTGGGTGGTCTCTCGGGCGACGTCGCTGCGTGATCGGGCTGTGGGCGTCCTGGAAAATTTCCGGGACAAGGCCATTGCTGCGTTCGATAAGGCGAAGTCGGGAATTGAAACGGCCTGGAAAAAGGTCGAGTCAATTACCAAGAAGCCCGTCTCTTTCATTGTTAACACTGTTTACAATGACGGAATTCGGGCCACCTGGAACAAGGTGGCCGACCTTGTCGACATGAAAAAGCTCGGCCGCATCAACGGCTTCGCCACAGGCGGCATCCTCCCCGGGTACACCCCCGGAAGGGACCCGCACAAGTTCTTTAGCCCCACAGGTGGGCGACTGGAACTGTCCGGCGGCGAAGCCATCATGCGCCCCGAATTCACCCGAGCAGTCGGCCCGGGGTGGGTCAACGCCATCAACGCCGCCGCCCGCACGGGTGGTGTCGGCGGTGTGCAAACAGCGCTCGGCTTCGCCAACGGCGGCGTGTACACCGGACCCGTCCAACGGTTCAACGAGGGCGGCATCTTCGGACGCCTGGCCAGCTTCGGCTCCAGCTTGAAGGACATCTTCGACGGTGACGGGCTCGTGGCCGCCGCCCGCAAGGTGCTGGACCCGCTCATCGAAACCATGCGCGGCAAGTTCACCGAAGGCCGGTGGGCGGAAGCCATGGTGTCCGTGCCCAAGGTGATGCTGGACAAGCTGCTCGGCTGGTTCAAGAACACCATCGGGGGCAAGCTCGGCGGCACCGGCAAGGCCGTCGCGGACAACGCCCGCAAGTACGTGGGCCTGTCCGGCAACCCGAACCAGTTCACGAACGCGTTCGGCATGGACGGGCTGGCCTGGTGCGCCATGTTCGTGTCGGAGATGATCCGCGAGGTCAAGGCCGAAGCCGCGTACAACAACGTGCGCTCCGCGGCCGTCGCCTCGTTCGCGAACAGCTCGCTGAGGTCGGTGTACGGGGTGGGCAACACCCAACCCGGTGACCTCGCCGTGTACCGGGGCAAGGGCCCCGGGAACTGGGGTCACATCAACATCGTCGTGGACAAGCACGGCGGCACCATCGGCGGCAACGAGTCCAACAGCGTGAAGTTCTCCTCTGGCTACTCGGCCAGGGCAACGAAGTTCATGCGGCCCAAGGCCCTGGCCATGGCCACTGGCGGCATCTGGGACCAGGACCAGGCGTTCAACACCACCGCCACGACCCCGCCGCTCACACGGATGCTGCGGGCCCTCGACGCCGTCCCCACCTTGTACGACCGGGGCGGTTGGCTGATGCCCGGACTCCAACTGGTCGCCAACCAGACCGGCCGTCCGGAACCGGTGCTCACCGACCGGCAGTGGGCGGACATCCGCTCCGCCCGGGAGGAACGGCGCCGTGAACGCCCCACCCAGACGTTCAACATCCACGAGTCCCGCAACCCGCGGGTGACCGCACGCAAGGTCGTGACCGCCCAGTCCGACTGGGACGCATTGCACCCGGTCTGACCTGACATAACAACCGAACACCGGAAGAGGGGAGGGGCGCCCGATGCCCATCGTCTACCTGCCACCCACACCACCAGGTAGGCCCGGGGTCGGGCTCCCTCCCCGCCCACCCGACTACACCACCCGCATCACCTGGACCTCCTCGGCCGGGAGGGTCACCACCCTCACCGACTGGCGGGACGGGTACACGCTGTTGGACGGGGCCCGAGGGTTGGGGATGCCCGAGTACGAGTTCTACCGGCGCGTGTCGGGGGTGCTCGACGGTGACCAGGTCGCGGGGGTGCGCGCCCTGTCCCGGGAGATTTTCCTGCCCATCCGTGTCCACGGCCGAGACCGGGGCGACATCATCGACCGGCGCCGCCGGTTGGCCGCTGACCTGGACCCGATGGACGTCAACGGCGGCGGCCGAGGCGTGTTGACCGTCAAGGAGTTCGACGGCACCTCCCGGCGGATCGTCGCCCACTACGAAGCCGGTGCTGAAGGCGAGATGGCCCGGGACGTGGAGGGCCTGTTGTGGGCCACGTTCGGGCTCACCTTCCGCGCCGAACAACCCTTCTGGGAGCTGGACCCGGTGGAGATCATCTACCGGGGGCCGGCCAACGACGGCCGGTCATGGCTGCCGATCCTCCCGCTTCAGGTGCGCGAGTCCGCGGCGATCGGCCCCGGTATGGGGATCAGGGTCGCCGGGTCGGTGCGCACGTGGCCGGTGTGGACGTTGAAGGGCCCGATCGCGCCGGGGGCCCGGCTGGAAAACGTCACCACGGGGAAGTGGATGGAGATCACCGCCCCGTTGGAGTCGGGGGATGAGCTGGTGATCGACACCCGGCCGCGCCGTAAGTCGGTGCGGCTCAACGGTGACCGGGCGTACCAGCACCTCGCGCACCCGGGTTCCACGCTGTGGCCGCTCCCGCCGGGAGCCAACACGGTCGACGTGACCGCGTCCGGGTTGGCGGAGGAGTCTCGGCTGATCCTGCGGTACACACCGCTTGCGCCGACAGCATAAAAGGATGGGCTTGGCCGTAGAGGTGTTGCGCTGTTGAAGATTGTCAACACACACAAAAGTCTTCAACGTAGACGGCCCCGAAAGACCGTTGATATGAAGCGTTGTTGAAATGCACCAACACATACAAAAGGCTTCAACGTAGACAGCCCCGAAGGGCCGTTAGGTCGCTTGCCTCAAACGCAAGGTCAGAGATCCAAACAACTACCTTCAACGTGGACGGCCAAGCCCACTCCCCAAACAGTAGTCGCACCCTACGACACCCGCAACCGGTCCGAGGAAGAAGGTGGGCATGGACGAATGGACAATCCGGGTACGCGACGCGAACCGGGAGATGATCGGCGAGATCGACGACGAACAAGAGCTGGAGATCCGCGACCGCCACCTCGGCCACGGGGCATGGAAGATTGTCGCGGACGCCGACACCGACTCCGCGGCCCTCCTCGAAGAGGGCGACGGCATCGTGTTCGAGATCAACGGCCAGACCGTGTTCTCCGGGCCCATCACCCGGCACGTCGCCGAAGTCAGCGACGACGAAGCCGGGACCGACCGGCCGGACGGCGCGGAAACCGTCACCTTCACCGGCATCAGCGACACCAGCGCGTTCCGTCGCATCATCTACCCCGACCCCACCCGGGCCATCACCACGGCGGGAGTGAAACACCCCGTCGACCGCACCACCCTGCGCGGCCCCGCCGAAACCGTCATCGGCACCCTCATCGACCAGCAGGCCGGGCCGTCCGCGCTCCCCACCCGCCGCCACCCCGGCCTGGTCATCCCCACCAGCCAAGGGCGCGGCCCCCACATCACCAGCTCGGAACGGTTCACCGACCTGCACGAGCACGCGTTCGCCCTGGGCGCCGGGGCGAACCTGGGTTGGCGGGTGATCCAGGACGGGACCGACCTGGTGTTCGGCGTGTACCAGCCCCAAGACCTCACCGACCAGATGGGGTTCTCCGTTGAGCTCGGCAACGTCGACACCTACACCTACGAGCTGACTCCACCCGAGGTCACCCACCTGATCATCGGCGCCGGAGGGCAAGGCAAGGATCGGCTCCTGTTCCAGTACACCCAACCCTCCCCGCTGTGGCCCGGCCTAGTCATCGAGGAGTTCAAGGACTCCCGCGACTTGAAGCAGGCGCCGGACGGCCCGGACGACACCGAGTGGGTAGACCCGGCCGTGGCCAGCGCCCAGCAGGCCGAGGAACGGTTCGCGGAGGCCGCCGCACAGCAAACCGTCGCGTTCGACCTGCTCCCCACCGAGGGTCTGGTGTGGGGGACGGATGTTGGCCTGGGCGACCGCGTCAACTTCGACACCCCCCGCGGGGTCGTGGTTGACCTGATCCGTGAGGTCGTCTACCACCGCACCCCCACGGACGGGCAGCGCATCACCCCGATCGTCGGCGACGAGATCCACATGCCTGCCACCTACCGGGCGTTGCGCCGGTTGCGCCGAGAGGTCGCCCGTCTGGCCGCCGCCTAACCCTCGTTGTCTTTCTCCATCCACCAGGGCCCGCACCACCACGGTGTGGGCCCTCCGTCATGAAAGGGGGCTCCTGGTGGCTGAACTGTCCGGCGTGTTCGCCGACTCGCCGCTGGACGCCGCCGAAGACCTCGCTCGCCTGCTCCGCCAGTTCGCGCCTTCGGGTGTGGTCACCACCAGGGGCATGTCCCCACCGGTCGACGCGGGCGACGAACTGGAGATCACCGCGAACGGCACCGGGCTGATCACCCTCGGCACTGGGTTCGCTCTGGTCGGCGGGTACTGGTACCGGGTCACCGCGCCCATCACCCTGCCCGTCACCGCGAACACGTCCTCCCAGGCCCGCCGGGACCTGGTGGTGGTCCGCGCCGATCCGACCGCGGGTGCGGCGACCGCGACCATCCTGCCGGGCACACCCGGGGCTGGTTCGGCTCCGTCCCCGTCCCGTGAGGGGGCTGGGGTGTGGGACGTGGTCCTGGGGGTTGTCACCGTCGCGGGCAACTCCTCGGTGGTCGTCTCCGGGGATGTGGACCTGCGCCCTCGCGAGTTCACGTCCGCTTCCGGTGCGGTGCCGTGCCTGTCCACGAACCGGCCGCCGGTCCCGCACCGGGGCATGGTCGCCTGGGAGACCGACACCCGCCGGGTGATGGTGTGGACCGGTTCCACGTGGGCGACCGTGTCCGAGACCCAGTACCCCACGGACTGGCAGTCGATCGAGCTGCGGTCCGGGTTCACCTACGGGGGTTCGGGTTCCCGCCCCGAGTGGCGGTGGGTGCGCCCCGGCTCGGTGGAGTTGCGGGGCACGATCTCGCGGATGAGCGGTGCGGGCATCGAGACGAACAACTACATCGGTCGGATGCCCGCGGCGGCCCGGCCGAACGCGAACCGCCGGTATGTGGGGGCGTCCGCTGCTCACACCACGGGGTATTCGGTGCGCATGGAGGTCAAGTCGACCTACCAGGGCGTCAACTCCGAAAACGCGGGCCGCATCTGGGTGTACACGGACGGCAAGCACGCCCCGATTTGGGTGTCCCTGGACGGGTGGTTCTATGACGTCTCCTGACCTGCCCACCTGGCTCACATCCGCTGGGGTGTGGATCGGGGGTGTCGCTGCCCTGATCACCGGCATCACCGTGATCACGGTTGGGGCCCGCAAGGCCGCGGTCAACTTGGTCCGGTTCGTGCGCCGCACCGTCCACCTGGTGGATGACCTGGTTGGGGAACCCGAACGGCCCGGGGTGGAAGGCCGCCCCGGGGTGATGGAACGCCTCGCCCAGATCGAGGACCGTCTGAGCGACGTTGAGCACGAGGTCAAGCACAACAACGGCACCTCGTTGAAGGACTCGGCGAAGCGCACCGAGGACACCGTGAAGGAACTCGCTGACCGGGTGGACAAGCTCGCGGCCCGCGACCCCCACCCCCCGGTGGTCCAGCAGGACATCACGATCCGCCCCGACCAACCCGACTGAATCCCCTCCGCAACTTCCTTCCCCTTGGGCCCTGACTTCCTGGTCAGGGCCCTTTCTCATGCCCACAGAGAGAGGCACCCCGCATGATCCTTCGTCCCCGCTCCCACTTCGGTTGGGGGGCATCCGCCGCCGACTACGCCAACCCCACCAAGGGTCTGGTCGTGCACTACAACGGCGGCCCCACCAGCCTCCGCACCGTCGAGGACTGCATCCGCTACTGGAAGGGCGTCCGCACCCAGCACATGTCCGGCAACGGGTGGGCCGACATCGGCTATTCGTTCGGTGTCGCGGTCAACGGTGAGGTGTTCACCGGCCGTGGCCTGAACCGGTACCAGGCCGCCCAGGGCACCACCTCGGGTAACGCCAACTACTACTCCGTCAGCCTCATGATCGGCGGGACCGAGCAGCCCACCCCCGCCCAGATCCAGGCCGTGAAGGACCTGCGCGCCTACCTGATGGCCCGCGGCAACTCCGGGACCGTCCTCGGCCACCGCGACTTCGTGTCCACCTCGTGCCCCGGCGGTGTCCTGTACCCGCTCGTCAAGGACGGCACGTTCACCGGGTCCGGCAACGGCACCCCCACCACCAGCACCGGAACGGGCGAGTACCGGCCGGAGAACGGCGACGGTCTGTACATGCTGTACGAGTACGGCGACGCCATCAAGCCCCTCCAGCCCAAGCTGGGTGTCACCTCGGATGGGTACTACGGGCCCGGCACCGAGGCCGCGGTGCGCGCTTACCAGCAGGCGAACGGGCTCACCGTGGACGGCATCGCCGGGCCGCAGACCCTCACCCACCTCGGCCTGACCGCCCCCGCCCCGGCCAAGGACTCCGGTGTCGTGGAGTGGCCGGGCGTGTACCTGAAGGACTACACCGCCCACACCTCGGCGCGCACCTGGCAGCAGCGCATGAAGGACCGGGGCTGGACGATCACGGTCGACGGCAAGTACGGGCCCGCCTCCGCCCGGGTGTGCCTCGCCTTCCAGAAGGAGAAGCGCCTGACCGCCGACGGGATCGTGGGCCCCGACACGTGGCGTGCCGCATGGACCTCCCCGGTCACCTGACCCGCCGGCCCCGGCCGCGCCCCGCCTTGTGGGTCGCGACCGGGTTCGCCGCCGGGGTGGTCCTGGTCTGCGCCGTGTGGGCCACCTCAGACCTGGTCCTGTGCGCACACGGGCCCGTCCTGGTCCTTCCCCTCAGCAGGTAACCCGGCTGTACGACAACCGGGCACGGAAGAACCCGCGGGCCGCGTCCCGGAACTCCAGACACCGGCCCCCGGCCACCCGCTCACCCCACATGGTCAGCGGGTGGCCGGGAGGAAATCCGCCTTCCCACCGCACCACCCCGGCAAGGTCCACCCACAACAGGCCCTTGTCGAACAGGGAGTGGCACTGGGAACAGGCCAGCATCGTGTTCCACAGGTCGAGTTTTTCCTGGTCGGTGCACACAGTGCGGGGTTTGATGTGCGCCAACTCCAACAAGTCCTGGGGGTACTCGGCCCGGCACAGCGCACACGGCGCCGCTGCTCGTCCGGCGAGCTTCCGGGCCCGCACCACCCCCTGTTCACCGCGTCTGGCGGCCGGGGTGGTGGGGGAGAGTTCGCCAGTGAACTCCACATACCGGCTGCTGGGTTCCGTGCCGGGTTCAGGTGGGGTGCGCCAACCCCGCAACGCCAGAAACTCAGCGAGAACCATCAGCCCGGTGTGGGTCTTTCCCATCCCGGTGGACATCACCACCTTCACCTCAGTACCGGATTGCCCTAGGCGGTGCTGCCCATCAAGCACCGCAAAGCCGTCTCCTGCCACCCGTGCGCCTCCCAGGAAGAACCAACAAAGCGCACACGGTAATGGCACTCACCGACAGGCCACCCCACACCCGGGGTGGCCTTTCCTATTTCACCCAGAAAGGGCACACATGTCCCGTCGTATCGACCCCGCGTCCATCGTCCGCACCCTGCTCCCCTACCTCGTCGGAGCCCTCGCCGCTGCCGCCGCCCACTACAACATCGTCCTCCCCGAGACCGCCCTCGCCGCCGTCATCGAACCCGTCCTGGAACCCGTCGTGGCGTTCGCTGTCGGCTCCGGCTACTACCTGGTCGGCCGGTTCCTGGAGACCTCCACCGGCCGCACCGCCCAGCGCATCGGCCGCTTGGTCCTCTCGTTCGGGCTGACCGCCCACACCCCGGTGTACATCCCCGCCGCTGAGGTCGACGCCGCCCGCACCCCGCAGGCCGGGGCCTGACCTCAACCCCACCCCCCACAACACAACAGAACAGTCAGGAGGGGACCGTGAGGTACTGGTTCGGCGGCAGCCCGGCCGACTACGTCATCAGCCCCGGCCAGCAGGTACAGATCACCACCGAAACGATCGGCTACCAAACCATCCTCGTCCCCGGGGTCCGGTTGTGGTGCTACGACTACGACACCGGGGACCGGACCACCGACCTGCTCGACGCCTCCGGTTCCCAGGTCGACCACCTGGTCACCGTGGACTACGGGGCGATCCCCCGGTTCCGGGGCCCGGACGAGGTGCGCCGCCTGCTGATCGGCCCCGAACCCGCCGACCCCGGGGCCGGGGCGGAAACCGAAACCCCGTCCCGGTGGATCATCACCTCCACGGACTGGCCCACCATCGTGTCCAGCCTCGCCACCCGGGTCACCGCCTTGGAGGACACCGGGGGAGGGGGCGGTGAGCCGATCGACGCGGTCGCGACTGCCCACCCCCTGGTGTGGTCCCTGGACGGCGAGGCTGAAACCCGCACGTCACCGCACTCGTACTGGAACCTCGAAGGCAAAGGCCAGACGGTCACGAAGGTGCGCGCCCAGGGCAACGTCATCGCCGGAACCTTGGCGGTGCACGTCCTCACCATCGACCCGGTCACCCAGGCCACCACGATCATCGCCGCTCTGCTCCTGGACTCCACCAACCCGCACGCCACCACCACCGTCGACGCGGCCGTGTCGGACGGCACCGGGCTGACCGTCGCCGTGGAACTCGGGTCGGACGGCGACCAGATCGAAGACGTCACCGTGCAGGTGATGCTCCGATGACCACCGTCGTAGACACCTTCGACAGGGAGGTCGCGGGAGGGTGGGGAACCACCCAGTCCGGGCGCACCTGGTTGCTGACCGGCGGCACCAACGCGGAACGGCAGGTATCCGGCGGGGCTGGCCGGGTCACTCTGGCTGACACGCCCGGCACGATCCGCGCGCAGCGTTTGTCGCGGCCGTGGACGGACGGGGAGATCTTCGCTCAGGTCACCGCCGGGCAAACCTCGGAAACCGAGTCGCTGCTCGTCGCGTTGTTCTTCCGCCGCGACCCGGCCAACACCAGCAACTTCTACCGGGCCCGAGTGCACCTCCGTGTGGACGGCACTGTGGACCTGGACGTCACCCGCGGCACGGTCGCTGTCGGGTCGCGGGTGTCCACGGGGGTCACGTACACGCCGGGGTACCGGCTGGCGGTCCGCGCCCGGGTGGATGGCCACCGGGTGCGCGCCCGGGTGTGGCCTGTCGGGGCGGCCGAGCCCACCACGTGGCAGGTGGACCAGACCATCACCACGGACCCGATCCTCACCGGGGACATGGGGGTGATGGTCAGTGCGTTCGCGAACAACACCAACACCGCCCCGTGGGTGGAGTTCCGCCGGATAGAGGTCACTTACCGGCTGCTGGTGGAGAACCCGCTCACTGGCGCCACCGGAACCCAGGTGTCCAACGCCAGCCTGGCCGCGACCGCGAAGGCGGGCACTGTCACTATCGGGGCGGCGGGGGCCCGTGCCACGTACAGCACCACCCAGACCGTGTGGGGGAACCCCACCGTCCAAGTCGCTTCGGGGCACCACCGGGCGGAAACCCCGCGCCTGCGGTTGACCTTGCCCACGTCGGGGCGGTGGTCGGCCCGGTTCTACACGTGGATGCCCGCTCTCCAGGACGCCGGGCACGGCACCAACGAAGTCCGGTCCGTGGCTGTCCTCCCCGAGTACGCGTGGGTGGTGCACGCCACCACGGCCGGGAACGTCGGCGCCCGGTTGCAACTCCCCGACCTGGCGGCGACGCCTCTGTCGTGGGCCACCGAGACCGGCACTGCTGTGGCGACGGCCCGGTGGTGGAGGGTGGAACTCCAGTGGGACGGGGCTTCGGTGTTCACGTCCCGCGTGTACCCCGGGCATGAAACCGCTACGTCCCGGGTGCACACGTGGACAGGGATGTCCGATTTGGGACGTACCTTGGACGTGACCGGGTTCCGGTGGCGGCGCCGTACCACCCTCCGGTGGGGTGATCAGGGGTCGGAGGTCACCGCGCTCCAAAACGAGCTGGTGGACCTGGGGTACGACATCGGCCCGTGGGGTGCGGATGGTGACTACGGCAACGCCACCTACAACGCGGTGGTCGCGTTTCAGGGTGACTACGGTGTTGCTCCCGCGGATGGTGTGGCTGGTCCGGAGACCCGGGCCGCGATGGATCTGGCGTTGGGCCGGGTGCCTCCGCCGTTGTACCTGTCGCATGTGGCGGTCGCGGACGGGGAGTTGATCGGCCCGGTGGAGCCTCCGCCTCCGGACCCGGTTCAGCGCCGGGGCAGGTTGGTGTTGGGGATGCGCATCTGAAGGTTGCTGACCTCCGATAAGTGCACTAGTCTCGCACATGTGTTCGATAAGGGTGGGGACCCATCGAACAGTCCTCGGCCCCCGCACCCTTCACCGGGTGCGGGGGCCTTTCGTCGTATCCGGATGTTGTAGGGCGGCTCTACCCGCGACCCACCTGAGCACCCTTTAGAAGCTCACGGACCCGCGACGGTGGCACCCCAGCGGCAGTAGCCACATCGGCGCAGGTCACCCTCTGCGCACCTAGAGACCGCACGACTTCCACAACCGCAACCTCATACGCCTCCCGGGCCTCGTTCACCGCTGTGATCTGTGGCGAAACCGGGACCACCACCACGTCCGCGGGCTCATCCACCACCAACGCGAGCGCACTGGCCGCCGACTTCTTCACCTCTCGCAAAGTCCGGCCGTGCACGTACACGCCGGAACCCTCCACCTTGCCGACCCATCTGCGGCCCTTACGCTTCACAACCACCCGGTACGAGCACCCCATCACCCAACCTCCAGTACGTCCGCGATGATCCGATCCGCCAGCTCGTCAGGGAGTGGGCCACGCGGAACCGTGAACTCGTGCCCGCCCGCCCTGTACATCACGTGCGTGTCGGAGGACCGCACGGTTCGAACCCCCCAACCCCGGGTGCGGGCAGGCTCCCGAACCCGGGAAATACCGCCGTCCGCACGGTTCTTCAGGTTCGCGGTGACCTCCTGGGTAGCGGCCCATTCCTGGATGGTGATGATGCGCGGGTGCACTTCCCTGGGAGACCACACCCACTCGCTGATCGGGTTGATCCGCCCACCCCCTGTGCGGCTGGCCTTGCGGTTGTACACCTGGTAACCGGTCAGCTTGGGGTTGGCCAACAACCCCTCCACCCGCTGGATCGTCCACTCCCCATCGACTGGGTACAGGTCCGGCCGCGAGTTGCAGAAGAACGCGATGTCCTCGCCCCGCATCCGCTCCTTAAGACGCAACCGGAACAGCTCGGCCGCCGCAACCTGCCTGCGTTCGTCGGGGTGGAACGCCAACTTCTTCTTCGGCCGCCGCGGGCCGAACCGTTCCGGTTGCGGAGGGGCGTTCTCATCGACCACCGCGATGTAGGGGTAGGGCGGCCGCCCGTGGTTCCACCCGTTGGTCGTGTGCTGGACTTGGCCGCCCATGGACATCTCCAACAGGGCGTACCGGTACACTTCGGCATCAACCTGGCTGTACCGCCTGGTGCGCAACTGGCCAGTCTTCGTGCCGCCGACCGGTTCGTTGGCGTACACCACCTCCACACCCAGCTTCTCCAGCTCGTGTTCCACGGTGAGGCTGGTCAGCATGGCACGCGCGACCCGGTCGGAGCGTTCAGCGATCACGTGGGTGATGCCGCGGTGCTCGGCCTGGTCCAGGAGTTCCTGGAGCCCGCCGTCCCGGGGGACGGGGACCGCGAGGGTGTCGTACATCTCCGTGGTGCCCAGGCCGCGTAGCTCCGGGGGGAGCATCCCGGACTCGACGTCGTAGAAGTGCGCGACGAACTGTTCGCCGTCCTGCAACCGTTCGGAGGCCAACGCCACCTGGCGGGGGATCGACGACCGGGGGTCCTGGTTGTCCTTGGTGGAGACCCGGCCAGCGAACGCGACCCGGCGGGGACGGAGGTCGGTGTGCGCCCAGCCGGGTACGCCGGTGAGGTCGATGGGTGGGCCGTACTGCGACACAGGTGTGCCTTTCTACTCGGGGAACTCGATACGCAGGTGGGGGATGAGACGGGCAACACGCGCAGCCACGGCCCGGTGCCAGGCGGCCGGGTAGGCGGCCAGGTCCGGGCGTGCGGCATGGAACGCGGTGTCGTCGCGGTACACGGTCAAGGTCGGGTCGTCCTGCCCTTGGAGGGTGGCTGCCAGCTCCTCCACGAACACGGTCGTGGTCTGCTCCAAAGAGCGGATCTCAGCGGCAACCCCGTCCGGCACGTTGTACTTGCCGGTCTCCCAGTGGCGGACGGTACGGCCCGACACCGGGGGCGACAGGTACCCGGCAAGGGCGTCGCCGGTGAACCCGAGACCTTCGCGGATGACCTTGATTTCGGCAGGGGTCACAGTGCCTCCAACGCTCGTGGTGTACGACGTGGTCATCATGGCACTGTGGCTCCTGGGCCGGACGGGGACAGCTAGCGGGACAGGGCGGGGGATGGCGGGACCACCGGGACGGGGTCCTCGTCGTGGTCGCCGCGGCCGTGTGGGCACCACGGGCACCACGGTTGGAGGCGCTGGTGCAGGTCCAGGGCGAGCAGAGACCACGCGAACAGGGCTCCGATCAGAGGGCCGCCTGCCCAGGGTTGCCACATCAGGGTCGACAGCAGCACGGCCACGGTGACCATGCTGGCGACCATGAGCAGCCAGCGGGGCCGGTCGGCGAGGCGGTGCACCATTCGCAGGGTGCGGGCGTGGCGGGCGGCGTCCTCGGACGGGGTGAGGGTCATCCCAGCGAAGCAGCGTTCGCAGATGCGCCCCTGGTGCCAACGGTGGTAGACGATCAGGGATGTGATGGCGGTCGCCCCCAGGGCCGCGACGGCGGCAGACCCGGCGGGGTGAATGGGTGGCTGGCCTTCGATGGTGACAAGGGCACCGGCCAGGGAGAAGGAAGCGAACGCAGCCCCGGCGGACAGCTGCGCGGAGTAGTGGATAGTCCAGTTCAACAGGGGTTCCTCGGGGTTGTTGGAGGGGCCCGCGTCGGGTGGTGGCGCGGGCCGCAGGGAAACCGTGAGGGTTAGGTGAGCCGAGTGACGGGCGTGTGCAGGGCCACGGCGGGGGTGCCCCAGGGGCCGGTGCGTTCCCAGCCGGCGTCAGTGAGGGCTAGGTCCGCAATCTCGCGGAGCAGAGCGGCGGGGATAACCTCGTTCACGCGGACCGGCAGGTCGATCACGATGTCGTCGCCGATGGTGAGGGTGTGCCACTGGGCGCCGAGGTCGAGGGTGGCGTCCTGGTTGATCAGGTCGGGGTCGTGGCGCTCAACGATCGCGGCGAGGTCGATGGTCTCGATGATGGCCGTGATGTTCAGCTGGCCGAGTTCGTCGTTCAGGTCCTCGTCCCAGCCGTGGTTTTCGGCGTAGTAGGGGCCGTAGAACTCGTTGCCGTTCAGGGTTACGCCGTCGGGGAGGGCGGCGTTGATGGCGTCCCGGTACGCGTCAACCATCGCGTTGAAGTGGCCCTCTTCGTTGACGCGTTCCAGCCACTCGGAGGAGCCGCCGCTGATGTACGCGGCAACGGTGGCCTCGACGGTCAGTTGGGTGCGGTCGCCGTGGTTGTTCCAGGTGCCAAAGGATGTGGTGGTGGTCAT